CACCGCAGGGTCACCGACTCCAGGCAGTTTAGTACCTGCGTGCATGAGTTGATTTTCGAAGTCTAACTGGGTAGGCAACCCAGCGGCCGTAGTGTATGCATGGACTGTGTACGCGTTGACGTAAGGAGTACCCGCAGTGGTACCCCCGACGATACCATCCGTAGCATCGAACATGCCCCACCAGAAGGTAGCGACGTTGATACCTGGTCCTCCCGGTGCTATACCAGCATCGAAGGTGTAGTTATAGGTACTGGGAGTCTGGTTAGAGCATGCTCCCCATGCCGAAAGGCCAGCCGGCATGATGAAGCAGGTTGATTGCTGAGCACGCATATCTAAGATAGTGGCTCGAAGCAGTTGGCGATAGGCCACAAAATTGGGGTTAGCCCAGAATGTGGGGTTGTTTGGTTCATTCCAGATCTCCCATGCCTCAACTGTAGGCATGTCTCGTACTGCGCGTCGAAGCATCCTTGCCCAGATGGTGTTATCACTAGGTGCACCATGGTAAGAACCTAACCAGCCTGGGTTGTAGGCGGCGCACATCAACACCTTCATACTCTTGGAATGGATGTAGTTCACAAGAGTAACAAGGTTTCCAAACGAAGTGTTATAGTTAGGAGTGTCTGCGTTATAGGCAGCCTGTGTGGCATAGACCCCGGCCAAGTCTAAGTTGACACGAACCCACTTCGCTCCAGCCAACGCCATCTTATCGATGTTCTGCGTGTTGGTTCCGTAAGCTTGTTGCAACCCAAGTTCGACAGGCATTAAGACTCCACTGCGTTGAGAACAATCAGAGAACCAGGAATTAGGGCATTTGGAGTACTTGCGTAGATGTTACAAGTTCGAGCTGAGTTGGTGTGAGTCCAGTACAGGCGGTAGTTCCTATTACCCGAAGGTGCCGTGATAGGACCCCACTTGAGGTAGTAAGAACGATAGTCAGTAGTGGGTGGAACTGACTTCCAGGATTCTTGGGGAAGAGCTACTGCACTACCAGTGGTCATGTCTCGGATCCCGAAGTACTGCATCTCACCTGCAGCGATAGCATTACAGTTCAGAGAATCGACCATCAACTCAAGAAAGAAAGGTCGAGTACTTACTTGAAGTCCGATGGACAACTCAGGAATAGCTACTGGAGTACTCGGGACAGTAGCCCCGGCAAAGGTACCTCCAGTAAGGGCAAGAGGACTTTGAAGTACCACACTATTGAGCAATCGTCCACTCGAGTGTTGAGTCAGATCGGCTTGGTGCAATGCCAACTTCCCCGTCACCGTAGTGGAAGTTAAATCGTTAAGCCTCCCGATGTAGTGCTGGACTGCCATGAGCCCATTGTTCGCTGAGGCATGTTGATCAGAGTGTTTGACAATGTCCTCAAAGTCTCCGGGTCGAGGGATTGCCAGCACATCATAGTCAAACGGAAAGTTTGATGCAGCACCAGCCATTACATGACCTCCTCAACCTTAAGACTCCAAGTAGTCTGAGTATCACATTGCCAAGCCGTAATACCCGCAGCGGCATCAGTTTTGATTCTCAGTGTAACCGTTTTGCTACCGACGCCAATACCGGAGACCGCTCGACTTCCCCCATGGTGAGCATGAACATTCAACCCAGAATCCCACCATCGAGTTAACTCCACATCACCGGCACCATAGTTAACTGCCAAAGTATAGCGGTGACCCGCCCCGTTCACTGCATACCCATCACCTTCAGCGGTAAAGATGAGCTTTGTGTCAGCTCGAGACTTGTAGAAGTTAACTACTTGACACGGTCCTCCAGCCCCAACCGAAGGCCAGTCCGCATAAGCCGTTCCACTAACATTGAAAGCAGCCGTAGGAACAATACGAGATACATCCATGTGTGGAATCTCACTGATGCATGCTAACCAGGCAGACCCCGTCCAGTAGTACATAGCTCCAGTCGTCTTGTCAATGACAGTCAACCCAGCCCAAGGGGAAGGCGGCAAGGCGAACAAGGAGTTGATCGGGACTGGACCAGCACCAGGTCCAAAGGCGTGATAGAAGTCTACGTTGGTGATGTTACCGCTAGCAATAGACACTGCACTAGTAGGTACATCTATCACCGCCAACTTGACTGCTGTGTTGGGAAGCGCTGGTTCTGCTGGTGAAGCTGCAGGGTTTCCTGCAATGACTCTTAATTGCCAAAGATCTCCAGCAATACCATAGGCATTGTCTAAGACTTCAGCAACGATGATGTCCTTGCGAGGGTTGCTACCACTAGCCGTAGCAATGGTAAGCCCTTGAGAGGTGTCAGCTCGACAAAGATAACTGCCCTGGACCGCAGAGTTATCCCCCTCGACAACTACAGTCCCAGCTGAGACATTGACATTCATACCTCCTGCAGCAGTTACCAGGAGATCTCCTGCCTTAATGGTGCCCTCAACTGTCCAGATGCTGTCAATCAACAGTCGATCATTCTCAGCTGTATAACTGCCAGCCTGGATGTGCAGGGGTGGGTTTCTGACGGCCATTCTAGCTCCTTATCCGTTGGCCCATGCTGAACGCCAATCAACTTCAGCATAGCAGGTTGTTTGTGTTCCGTAGTTGAAGAAACGAATCTCGTTTACTCCCGGGAGTAGAGCCCACCATTGGCTTCTCCCATCAACACTTGCTCGGTGTGCCGACTCACCATTGATCAACGCTGAGTGAACATCCATATCCAACTCGATGTACTGCCCTGATGCTAGAGTTATTACCAGGTCAACTGACTGGTTCGTGGTAATATTCTCGATGCGAGGGTCTTTACAAGGACCAAAGATTCTTACTACCGGATACATTGGGATGTTACCGATATGGCTGATAAGCAAAGATTGGATAGCTCCAACCCCACCATAGGTATAGTCGTAAGTTAAGTTATAAGTACGCCCAGTAAAGATCGAAACTGGAGCTACTCGGTAGGTATGGGCATCTGCATCATAGATCCGAGGATCTGCAGCGAAGAGTTCGATGGCACCCATAGCTAAACCTTGAGTAACCTGGTACTCACCCTTGAACATAGAGCGTCGAACCTTACAGAAGAGTACTCGCTTCTGCTTATTCCTTCGCTTCATGTGCAGGTATCCCACACCCGCCGAGGGTTGAAAGGTTGCATGGAAACGGTCGATGAGTGCTTCGACTGCTTCGTTATCATCCTCTTCGAGCCCAATTTCTATCGTGATCGTGCGACCCTTCATAAACTCTGGGCCTCCATAGAAAGCACCATGAGCATTGGATCGATCACTCTGAAGGCTGTTGATGTCGGCAAGACCTAAGAGTCCATCGACGGTAAGCACTCGGATAGGAGTAGCTGCACCCATGAGAACGGATTGCCCATTCGGGTTCCAGAACTCATACTGTCCATCTTGGGAAACTGCGTCACCAGGATTTGCCATTATCGCAACCTCTTAGCGAAGGTATAGGCCCTTACAATCTCTTCCGGATCAGCATCAGTGTGGGTGTTAATCTCGATGTGATCTGCTTGGACTGGTGGGGCAGTCACGGTTACTTGCGGTGTTACCGGAGGGGCTGTGATGTGTACGGCGCCAGCTCCAACGGCCAATGCTGGATTCAACGCAAGTTGCTTAGGAATCCCTGCACTTAGATTCTGCATGGTACTGACATGTTGCTTGAGTTTCTTAGCATTTCTAGCTAAGTTCTCAACGATAGCATCTGCTGCCTTCTCAATGTACGAAGGCGAACTGATACCAAGACCATCCTTGAAGCCTTCCCAGAGACCTTCAGCAAAGTCTTTAACTGCGTTGAATGCTCCAGTAATGGCCCTCTTGATGGCCTCGATGACCTTGTCGAGGATTTCTCCAACCTTCCCAGGCAATCCGGTGATGCTGTTGACAATCCAGTTGAAGAAGTCTGCTCCAAACTGTGCTGCCTTCGCTACCGCATTACCAACGAACTCACCGACGTTGTTAACGATAGTAACAAAGTAACCCCAGAGTCGCCCAGGCAACTGACTGATGAAGTTGATGATGGCACTAATAAAGTCCGCACCAAACCTCAGGGCTCGAGGGATCGCGTCGGCAATGAAGTTAACGATCGAGGTGATTGTCTGCGCAAGCCAGTTTGCCACTTGCCCTGGGAGCTGAATAAGGAACTGCCCAATCGACGTCAGGATATCGAGACCGATCTGCAGGGCCTTCGCCGCCATATCGAGACCCCAGTTAACCAGGATCGGGATGACCTCGGCAAGGAACTCACCAATCCGTTGAGGCAGAGAGAGAAAGAATCCAATAATAAATCCGATGGCGTAACCGACTCGTCCGGGCAAAGCCTCCATGAAACTCAAGAACGCATCGAAAGCCCCAACGATCAAGTCTCCAAGCATCTGAGCGCCACTGCTGATGACATCCACCAGCATATTGAACGCATTCTCCACCAAGCTGACGATTGTATCCCACACAAACCCGACAACAGCGGTGAGGGCTTTCCAAGCCAAGTCCCAAAGGAGAGGGATAATCTTCAGCGCAGTGCGGAACAAAGCCAAGATCTGACTGAAGGCACCTCGGACAACTGCCAAGATAATCCGCCATACGCCTGAGACGACATCCTTCAGACCTTGCCAGGCTTCTTCCCAGTTACCAGTGAAGACTCCGACGAAGATGTCGATCAAACCGCTGATGATAGACAAGACTCCGCTAATGGTTTCCTTGACCTGAGTCCACGCAGCCTCGAGGATCGGGATGATAAATGTGCCAGCAATGACATCCCAGAAGGGTTCCAGGATATTGAGGGCACCTTTAACAACCCCAACAATGCCATCCCAGATCTTACCCCAGCTAGCGCCAAAGAGATGCAAGGCACCAATTACCAAGCCGATAGGACCGAGCAAGGGCAGGAAGACAATTGCTGCTAGAGTCTTCCAGTTGTTGACGATGAAGTTAAAGACTTCTGTGACAATGTCCTTGAGGGTGTTGAAGTGAGCAATAACAATCCCAATAGGACCACCGAAGACAGTAGCAAAGAGTCTCCAATTCTCAGCGATGGTGTTGAAGATCTTACTGAGCTTAGGCTCAACCTCTTCGGTAAAGAACTTGACTAGAGCCTCGATAGCCGGTTGTGCTACCTCCCACACCGCTGCGAAGGCATCCCCGATAGCGCCAAGAATAGGCTCAAGGATATGCCAAGCATCCTTAGCACCCTTCTGCAAGAACTGCCAGACTCCGTCGATAAACTCTCGGAATCCCTTGACCCGAGTGTACAATAGGTAGAAGGCGATGCCGAGTAGGACAAGACCAGCAATAATTAGGAAGATCGGGTTAGTCAGGAAACTAAGCCCCAACACTTTCATAGCTGCAGAGAACAACCTGATGGCTGCGATCAGATCCTTAGCGATGCGATACATCTGCATCATCTTGCCGACAATCCAGAAGAAGCTACCGGCAGCAATAAGGATAACTGCAGCAATCCCCAAGATATTGGTGATTAACGAAAGAGTCTGAGGACTCAACTTCGCTATCCAGTTAACAACCTCTCGAATTCCATCAACCCAGTTCTTCAGGGTTTTCTGGATAGGAGAACCAGCAGAGATCAACAAGGTCTCAATGCTGGACTTCAAGATCTTAAACGAACCGGCAAGGTTATCCAGCTTCGTCTTCAGCACCTGGTGAGCTGTGACGTTGCCGATTTGCTTGTTCATGGCCTCGAAGCCATCTTTACCCTGGACTGCTGCCTCTACCGCACCGGCAATAGCTCGGCGCTGGAAGATCGCGTTGAAAGCAGCAATCCGCTGTGAATTGCTAAGACCCTTAGTCTTATCCTGGAGAATCTGAAAGACATCCCCCAGAGGCTTCATCTTGCCCGTGGCATCGAAGAGGATATTAGCACCGTCTGCCGTGACGATACCCAGATCCTTCATGGTATCGCTAGCCTTCTTACTTGGTGCCGCCAGACCCAAGATGATACCACGAAGAGTAGTACCAGCCGTTGAACCCTTGATACCAACGTTAGCGAAGACTGCAAGCATCGTTGTCAAGTCACCGAAGCTAATACCAGCTGCTGCTGCAACCGGTCCCGCGTAGCGCAATGATACTGCGAGATCGTCAACCTCAGAAGTTGATGCGTTAGCCGCACCCGCTAAGCGGTCTGCGACAATAACTGCACCCTCGGCAGGAATCTTGAAGGTACGCATGGCGTTGACGAGGATTTCCGTCGAACGAGCCATGTCCAACTCACCGGCACCAGCCAAGTCAACTGCTGCGTCACCCACACCCTTGAGGATGTCTTGAGCAGTTAGACCAGCCTTACCTAACTCAACGAATCCCTCAACGACCTGCTGAGCACCGAACGCAGAATCTCGACCAAGCTGGAGAGCTTTCTGACGAATAGCCTCCATCGACTTCGTAGGAGTATCGGTAACCGCCTTGAACCGAGAAAGCTGTTCCTCGAACTTAGCAGCAGAAACGACAGCTGCGCCGAAGCCTGCTGCGGCAAGGATCCCCACACCGATCATGGCACGGCCTACACTTTGCAGAGCAGCCGACGATCGTCCTAGGGTAGACGCATCAATTTCGATTCTGCCTCGGGCGGTGCCGAGATCATACGCAGCCAAGGAGTACTCCTAGAACAGGTCCATTGGGTCACGATACCTACCTGTTACTGGGGCCGCCTCGTCCGGATCCCTTAGAGCATCTTCGAGGATACGCTTCCTCTTGAGCTCCATTTCCGATGCATTCTTTCCCTCCACTGAGTCAAGTTCAGCTGAGAGGGTATTACCGAACACTGCAACTGCTTCGTCGAGGCAGTACGCAGCATAGCTGTCGGTAATATTGACCAAGCTACTGGGCCGCACTCCCCACGTCTTCGCGTGAAGATATAAGGTCCACACGTTCATCTTGTTGCTTACGAAAGGTCTCGAGGTCCCGAGTACCTCCCATCGCGTATTGGAGGATGAACATCTTATCCTCCAGATCGACCTCGTTCACGTACAGAAGATCCTTGTCGTACTCGTCATCTGCACCTGGTGTGGGATGGACTACCGGATCAACACAGCAGTAGATGGTAACGGCATCGACGAACTTGAACATGTCCTTGAGTTTTTCCGGGTCTTCCATGATGTCCTGCAGTTCTCGTTCTGCAGGGGCCTCGCCCTTTTGGGCAGCCGTCTGGATAATCCCGAGTAGCGAGTTGGGGACCATGCCCATCTGAATGAACTCTTCAGCGCCGGGGGCCCGCACCAATGCCGTATTCCCCGAAGGGACGTCGAGAGGTACACTTTGCTTGGAAGACTTTTTCTTCCACTGTGTTGGGCTTGTTACTGGAGTGCTAGCGGTATTCTTTTTCTGTGCTGCTGCCTTAGGCATGAGATCATGTCCTCCCTGGGATCCTGGGATCTCTTTGATCGCCGGCTACGGAATTGTAGTCGCCGTCTCGTTCTGTACGAAGTCGTACAGGATGTTGTTCAGGTCGGGAATACCAGTACCGCCTGCCTTCGTCAGGAAGAAAGTACCGTCCGAGAACTCGCCTTCCAGCGTGTCAGATGCCCGGGCCTTGTAGAGCACCCCGTGCACATCACCGCCAGAGTCCGAGAAGGACTGACCCTCTGCCTTGAAGTAAGGCTTGGTATCCGTTCCCAACTTCCGGTACCTCCGGATTTGGTTCGGCGTCGTGCCGGTCGTTGTGAGAGCACCACCACTGAGAACCTGCCAGGCAGCCATAGAGACTCCGCCTGATTCCAAGTTCCAGCTAACGGTGGCACCCTTACCACGGATCGCTACGACACCATCATCGCCTCGAAGCGTCTCGAAGTCTTCAGCTTCACTGAAACTGAACACCCGAGCAGCAGGGAGGTCAACGGGAGTGCCAAGTGTACCCGCAGCGTCGATCGGCGTTAACCGTACGTCACGGAGACCGTATGGTAGCGCGTTCGTCGCAAGAGCCATCTTGCTCCTTTGCTATTGGTGGACTGAGGAAACGATGCGTTGTAATTTCCCCTGTTTGCAAGTTGAACCGATGAAGCACTACCACACCAGGCCGGTGGCCGCAGAAGCGACTATCGCACTTAACCTCGAGCATGCCTAGTCCATCCTCGACGATTCCGTGCAACTTTGCCTCACAGCGAAGCTCCATCTTATAACCCCCCGAGCCTTAGTTCGGCAACGCTTCGGGGTCGCCTGACTCCGTGTCGGTCCCTACGGCGATGGTTTCGCCTGCATCGGGAATAACCGGTGAATCAGTTTCCGTCGCAGGGGCGCCTTCCGTATCGCTTCCTGACGATGAATCGGATGCATCATGCGCGTCATACGCCGAACTGCGAACTTGCTCTGCGGCCTTTTCAGCCTCGGCAAGGGCCAGAGCTTCTGCCTCAGCCTGCTTGCGAACTTCGACAGCTGCCGCTTCTTGATCTTCGGAAGGTGGACGAAGGAGTCCATCGCTCATCTGCAAGCGACGAGAGATCTCAGTGTTGAGATCGTCGATCATCCAGCCATTGGAGTACTCCCAGGTAAGGACGGTACTCACACCGTCTTCATCTTCGGCATCCTCGGGTACTCCCTCGGTAGCAGCATCTGGGAATAGATCCTTGACATCGACAATTCGATCACCCGGGCCACACCAAATGAGTGTGGTAGCGACTGGAGCTTCTTCAACCGCTTCTTCTGCAGCTTTTGCCTTTGCCATTATTCTCCTCAGCTTGTAGTCACTACACCGAATCGGCTGTAGCGAAGGATGGTTCCCATCTCTGGGTCTTCAAGATCAGGAGAAGTATCTAATCTCCTGCATTCCAGGAAATCATCTTCGTTCAGCAGTGCTTCTAGAATCTGCTGAGCTCGATCCAAGATCTGGTCGATACGAACATAGTCACCTGGAATGTCATGTGCCCAGATGGAGAAGGCTTTGGTTGAGCCAATCCCCCGATGGACAATACCGGATTGACCAAAGTCCCACCTTATGACAGCGAAGGGCTTGGTCTCTGGAACTTGATCGAACGAAGAGTATTGCCAAAGTTCACCGGGCACCAGGTTGGGCCAATCCCCGTCTGTCCATAGAGCGGTGTAGATTCGCTCACGCAATAGCTGCGGCTGGGCCACTGATTCCTCCACGGATACTGAGGTCTGCCATAACCGCTGGGCCCAGGCGACGGATGGTCGGTTCGATAATGGCATACTTACCATTCCAACGAACCTCTAGCCAAAGCCCATAATCAACGGTATGGGAAAGATCGATGTAGTGATAGAACCCTCGTGCATGGCCTTCTCCTCTGAGACCGCGTCGAGCATCACCAGTTCTGTTCTTCCAAGGTGCGTGGGACTGAGCGTATTCCTCGATGATCGCTGCCCACTTACGCATCTCAACAACCATGTAGCCTTCGAAGCGAAGAGCAAAGAGGCGAAGGTTGGGAGTGAGAGAGTCATAATAGAACTTGACTCCCCCACTACCCTTCCTCGCCATTATGCCTCACCCCAGATCTGCAGCGTGTGCCTGGTTCCAGAGGATGACCGTAACGAGGTAATGCGCAGTCGCCGCAGTTCCTGCGTTGAAGATGGTGTCTGGGCAACGGGGAAGCCAGGTAAGGAAATCTGCAAACGCATCTTCAAACTCCGGTCCTGAGGGAGCACCCAACCAATCAATGACATTCCCATGACAATTGTCAGTTCTGCCATTGCCGATCGTAGCAATCGGTGCGTTCATCTCCATCGACCCAATCTCTGGATACGAAGAAGTTGCGAAGGTGTTGTTCCACAAAACCAGCTTCAAGCCATTGCTGGATTCATCCCACTTCAAGAACCCGGCATGATTGGGACATCCATACTTCGATGGCTTGTAGCAAGAATCCTTGACCTCAGTGTTGATGATACTGGAGTCAATGATCATTAGCTTGTTGCTGGCATTGATCGACGAACTTGGACGAGCAGAGATTCCGCTATAGCAACTACTGAAGAAGTCTTGCTGGAGAACGATCCCACCAAGCCCTTCATCGTTCTGGAAGCAATCGTCGTGAGTGCCGTCGATAAGGGATCGACTCAGTCTAAAGTTCGATCCCCCTTGAGAACCGTTAACGCCCACCTTAACGGCATCACCCTCATTCCTTACGGTAAGCCGATCTGCTACGAAGTTGTTCTTCTCGACCTTCAAGCCCGACCGATAGTGCCAGTCGTCCCAGTTGGTTGAGTTGTCTGCATAGGTGATCGTACCGCCGTACATACCGCCAAGGTCACCAGTGCCTCGAATTCGTAGCGCAAAGCGACTACTCCCATCAGCGCCTCCTGCCCTGGAGTCGGTCCATGTAGCGCCGATATAATTCTGGGTCTGGTGTGGGGTATTGACGGTAGAGGTTTCGTTAAGAGGATGGACCCCTGCCGATACCGTGACGAAGTTGTCACCTCCATCCGATGGAGAGTAGATATGAGCATAGCCAGGAGCGCAGGCAAATAACGCTACCACACCTAGCCAGGGTCGAATCTTCATCTAGCCCCCTTCTCGCAAGAACAGGGTTGCTCTTGTCTCGTAGTTTCGGTCGGGTGATACATAGCCCACTTGGTAGGTTACTCCACCAGCCTCGAAGTAATCATCAGTTTCAATGTCAAGGTCATGGAGTCCTACTAGCAAGTCCTTAAGGAAGATTTCACGCCCTGAGTCGGTCAGGCGATCCTCACCTCCGGTAGGACCAGACTTGCTGAGGTGAACTCGTGCTGGAATCTCAGTTGGTTCTCCGGTCGGACTGAAACCCCCACGTTCGTTCTTTACCAAAGCCTGACGGAGCAATAGGATGTCCGTAGGGTCTGCGGCAATAAACGCTCGCGTAGTTCTGCGCTGCATGACTTGCTCAGCCATCGAGGTCATCCTTGGAATCCCGTCCGATGGAGTGGGCGAATTCTCACATGGCCTTGACCACCCGGAGCGGTTGCTTCGGTAAAGCCATAGACTTCAGCCATGCGTAGTGCGTTCTGGTGGAGGGATGACAGGTTACGCTTGGAGCCGCCCTCTGCAACGTCCACAAGACCAGCCAGGAGTCCAGCCTTGATCTGCCATCCCTCCCCCAGAGCTTCGTCCACCGAACCGTGCTTATCGACAAGGTTGTCAACTTGCACGTCAGAGAACAAGGTGTCTGAGTCTGTGCCGCCCTCGGGAATGGGCTCGCCAAGCTTGAGACGAATCTCTGTCCTTTGTGCGGCAGTAGCCATCAGCTAACCTCGTCCTCATCTTCGGTGTCGTCTTCGAGGTCTTCCTCGTCGACTGCCCCATCATCCCGGTCATCTTGCTGCAACCGAGCAATGAGCTCTTCCTTGTTGCCATCGGTTTCCAGTCCTCGCTTCTCGAGTTCTGTACGCCGAGTCTCGTTAGTCCAGCCTTCGCCGTACTCACCGACGACGGCCTGAGGCTGAGGGAGCTTCTTGCGCCGCTCCTCATCATCCTTGGCTTCCTTCTTCGCACGACGAGCAAGAACAGCTTCGTACTCCTCTTGGGTGATGTTCCCATCTGGGGCCATGTCACCGGTGAGGTTCAGAATCCGCTCTTCTCCGGAATTGGGCATGAGAGCAGCTACGCCCTCAGGACCCAACTCCCTGACGATGTGCTCGGGCAGCGCGTCACGCTGAGCGAGGTACACCAGCTCGTCGTCAGAGAAGCTTTTCTTTGTGAGATCAATTTCTCGACTCACTGATCAACTCCTTCTTGGCGTTGGTGTGGATGTCCGACTACGGGAGTCGAACAGCCGCCCAGGTAACGCCGGTCGTTGCCGAGAATGCGAGGTTCACGTTGCCAGTGGCATCGTTAAATCGACTCGGCGGGAATGGTCCGATGATCCGTTCACCCGTTGTTGCTGGGATTGTCACCGCTACGTCTGGGTTGAACTGAATTGCTGACGGAGGAGTGCCGGAGTTCGGGTCATCAATGGTCAGGACGGAAGATGCACCGCCTGTGTTCTTAACGATGAGCACAACGCGTCCATCGTTCTGTTGGAGGATGTCCGTAGCTGCTGCAGCATGGTATGTTGCGACCAAGCCGGAGACAGCGGATGCCTCTGGGGTGTAACTTGCCAAGGGAATGCTCCTTCCTGGGCGGTAGCCGGCTGGGGAGGATCGAGGCTCTCCAACCGACTACCTTACCCAGATCATGCCGGCTTAGACGTAAGCAGCCGGGATCGTGTACGTGCCAGCAGCCGTGATCTGCATGACCACACCCGCCCCACGTTGCCGGATACCGGTGCCCATGCCTTGGCGGTAGAAGCTGTCCTGCAGCGGGTAGTCAGGTTGTGCACCCTTGACCAACTGAAGACCCTTGTGGCTCGGGTGCTCTCGGATACCAATCGGGTTCCGAAGGTTCTGATCGCCACTGGAAGCAAGGGCGACGACATACCCCGCAGGGATGTAATCCTCCTCGACAATGACGAACGGACCGTAGGTGCCGACTGCAAGAAGACCCGCAGGGCCGGACTCGCCTGGACGACCGACGATGCCCGAGTTTGCCGGCAGGTAAACCCCGCCGCCGATTGCCTGACCCGGGATGAAGGTGTACAAGGAGCTGTTGACTCCCGCAACGAACGTCCGGATGACCTGGCTCTCCTGGCGGTTGCACAGAAGGACCAGCTTGTATCCGTCGCTGAGGCGGTAGCCGTGGTGGTACAGGTGATCTTCGAGGGCTGCCATGTCGCCCGGGTCGATCGTTGCTGCACCGGAAGTGATGTAGTGCTGGTGGGTACCAGCGAACGTCGTTCCCTTGTACGGCGGCGGAACCGTGCCGTCGTTGTTGTAGAACTTGTAGACGTTCACCGAGGTACCATTGGTCAAGTTGGCCGTGCTGTTGACGTTGTTGAAAACCGCCTTCATCACCTGGCCAAAGACCAACCTCCGAGATGCTTCGAGAGCAGTGGCGTTCAGCGCACGAACCTGCTCGGCGTCCGCGTCGATGAGGAACATCCACGTGTACCGAATCGCAAGGTCGTACCACTTGAACGGGAATCCGAGAACGAACGGCACGCCAAGGCGAACACCCTTCGGCTCTCCGTATTCCGATGCCTCTTCGAAGTCCTCAGACGAGGGCTGTAGGACCTTCTCGGTGTTCTTGGTCACCGTGTAGGTGAGCATGTTGATGAGAGGATCCCGACCCTTGTTGAGGAGCTGGATAGAGGCGTTGAACTCCCGCCACATATCCTGAAGCGAAGCACCATCAGTGGTCTCGTAGATGATGTCAGCGGCCTGGTTGAAACCCTTCTCGAAACCGAGAATTTGGTTCAGGACACCGTCATCAGCCTCGAAGCCAAGGATGGATGCAGCTTCTTGTCGCCAAGCCAGAGCAACCATCTGCTCCAGGGGGCTCATGGTCTCGAGTCGATTCATCGAGTCACCCCCACCACTAAGCGCGTCGCCTCGACAGTTGTACCAACCTTGATCTGGCTGGCCGAGACGGCGGCATTGGAAATGACACCAGTCGTGGTGTTGGCTGTGTAAGCCGTCCCGGCTGCGCCGGTAAACTCCACAATTTCACCATCCTTCATGATGTCAACGATGGATCCTGCTGGAGCCGCATCGGGCTTGCACAGGACCCCGACGATGCCGGATGCTCCGATACCCGCTACTACTTGACCAGAGCTGTTCAGTCCCACACCAATTGCGGTGGTCTGACCAGCCCAGGCAGCAGCGAGCGGAGCGCGAAATCCGCCACCGACCGGATTGTACTTATCAATCCGAGCCATAGCTCGTGTATCCTTCCTGTTGAGAACCCTCCGTTACCGGAGAGCTGGGTACCGAGCACGCAAAGCGTCATCGCTAAGCGCGTCATCCTTCTTTCCCCGTCGTCCAACGTTCCCGCCAGTCTCATCGACATCCCCATCAGCTTGGAGAAGGTATGGCTTCTTCTTGGCCAAAGCCTTCACCGCTGCTTCAACGGTTGCCTCGTTGACTTCAATATCGGCAGGATCGTCATCGTCCTGTTCGACCTCGATCGAGGAGCGGTTCACGTACAACAGAGCGTCGGCAAGGTCACGGAACTTCATCTGGGCGGCGAATCGAGTGATCTCGTTATCGACGACCGTCGTTCGAAGCTTGACTGAAAGGGCCGTTACCGAACCCTTCGCCGCCTCAGCTTCCTTGCGTGCCTTCTCCGCTTCGCTGGCGTCCGCGTTCTCCGCGTCCTCCCGCAACTTCCGAAGCTGCTTTACTTCTTTCTCCAGCTTCTTCCGGTCCGCTCGTTCAGCCTGCAGTGCCGACTTGAGTCCTGCGGCAGGGTCGGGCTTTTCTTTCTCTTCGCCCTCTTCTTCCTCGTTGGACTCCTCGTTCTCCTCTTCTTCGTTTCCCTCTTCCTCGTTTTCTTCGTCGGAAGATTCTTCGAATCCAGTGAGAACCTCGTACAGCAGGTACCAGGGTACTTCACGCATCTCGCGCTTCCTTTGGGTTGGGGGCATCTCGCCCGATTGCCTACTAGGTCACCTAGTAGATTTGGCCGGTGTAGCCTCAGTGCCCTTTGACTCGTTCGTGGCACTCTTGTTATTGCTCTGGTTCACCGGGATTGGTTTGCCTGTCGCGTCAACGACCGAGGTCGGAGGCGGGGCATTGATCTTCTGTATCGCTGCGAGTTCCTTAAGAATATCTGCCTCGATACTAGAGGGGAACTCGTAACCAAGTTTCTGCATCTCTTCACGATAGTACTTGCGAGAGATGACGTTGCGGTCGAGCATGTTGTTGAGCTCGTTGATCCGGCGGACAGGGTCGAGAGGGAGTTTATCCCCAAGCTCGATCGTAATCTCACCTTCGGGAAGTTGTTCGTTCTCATAGATACCATGCCAGTTCTTCCAGTTCCAGAAGAACTGAGCCAAGATATCTTGCGCAGACAACTCCCGTTGTTCTGTCTTTGCGAGCGTGGGCAGGAATCGTATTGCAAGAGAGATGCCAGACTGAGCAACCTGGACATCAATCGTTCCTGGCCGAAATGCTCCATTCGACTCGTACAGAGAATCGGTGAGAAACTTGATATGATCCTGTGTCGGCTTTACGGAGCCGAGACCTTCGACTCGCTTAAGGAATGCCCCCGAAGGTAGCTCCACTACTCGACCAGGACTAATCTCCCATTCTTCGTCTTCTCCAGTTTCTTGGTTGACTGGACCAGCGGCATCTGTCGCATAGACACCCAGTCCATCTAGGGCAAGAGCAAGTTCCTCATCAGTGACGCTCTGGTTAATCGAGGCAAGCAATCGCTCATAACCTCGAAGCTCAGACGATCCAAAGTCCTGACCTTGCCAATCCACATTCTTGAAGTGGAAGACCGGAATCTGATCGATCCCTTCAGGAAGAACTCGAGGGGCTCGGATCACTTCAACTTTCTGAGCTCGATCCCTATTGTCCCAATCAAGAGTCTTCCAGATACTCTCTCCGGTCATGACTCGGCGACGGTTCGTTGCCTTGTCGATCACATACCAGTAATCCTGGATGCGAACATTGATGTCGCCGTTGTTGGGCATTATGATCTGCTCAACTAGACGAACACCTAGCAACTTGTCCGGGTCATTGTCTGCCGTGATGGGGAAGTATGAAGCTGGGTCAACACTCTTCACTGATAGCCGAGAACCCTGAGGTTTACCAGGTTCCGCAATCAAGTGGAAGATGTAGTCGCCTCGAGTTACCCCCGAGAGTTTATTGGTGTGGAAAAGACTATAGAATCCCTCCCTCTTCAAGAACTTCTGCAGAGCAACCTGCGTTGCCGTTTGCTTACTGCTGATCTGTACACCCTTCATTAAGAAGTGCGCAGTTGAGTCACAGATCTGCTTGGGATTCGGCACGTAGATCGGTAAAGCCTCGTCACCTCTCGTGAGAAGCTTAAACGCTCGTGGGTAGTTCCAGTACAGCTGATCGTACTTCGCGTACGACTCAATCCTAGGCCCATCCTCATTGGGAACCCACGAGGGGATCTCATCAATTAGGGGTAGGACTGTGCTGTAAGGAGTAAATACTCCATTGTCTGAGGCCATCGTTACCTCTTGTGGCGAACGGTACGTTGACGGGCATTACGACTCACACCAACGATGTCAAAGTACCCCTTGATAAACCGGCCCAGTGCCTCGGGTCCATGGTTATCTTTATCCATGGGCAACTCTGATTCGCTCTTGATGTCGCTCTTGTGTTCTGGCCACCGATAACCTTCCCTCATTTCCCATGAGAGACTGGTGCAGCGCCGGTCAACGATAATGCCAGGTCGATGATCCTCAGGAGGAGCGTCGGAATTCTGGATCTTAAGTCGCTGACGAATCATGCTCAGACGAGTCTTCAGTTCGCCACCGGTGTTTTGCCTTGCCGGCTTGTGAAGGACTCGCTGAAGTACAGCCGTGTCTTCTGGACTTGCAGGATCTGGATAGAAAGCCACTAGCTTCTCCATGAAAGGATGATCCTTAAGAACATTCTGAGCTATGTCCTCAACATCCTTCTGCCGGATGTAGTGCTCTTGGAGTACGTAGACTTGCCCGAAGGGGTCCACCTGAATCCAAAGCCATACAAATGGGTTCGTGTAACCGTAGTCAACTGCGGCGTACACTGGCCAATCAGAGTGGAACTTTACCTCCTTGAGATGAATGTCATCATCCCATTCTTTCATGACAATTCCTACCCGCTCGACGAACTCACCGCCGTACTGTCGCCGGAACTCATCTTCAGTCAGGTCATCTTCCGCTTCGAGAATCTCTTCGTCGTAGCGACCACCTGGAAAGACGATGTCATTCGTCCAGCTGGGCATCTTGAAGGAACCCCAGGATCGTCTCCCACTATCCTGGCCTCGCTGATACCCCCAGTAAAGGAGGGAACTTGCGGTAGCCATCTCTGGAACTCCCGTTGCCAAAGACCAACCGCGTTTGTCACTCAAGGCCGGGCGAATATACTGCGTAAAAGTTTCACGCCGCAATCGACCGGCCTCGACCAAGAGCACCCAGTCAAGACCCTCACCAACGAGAGTTTCTGGGTGCTGAGCGGAACGCACTTGAACATCCCAGCCCCAAGCTGTAAGGATGTGCATGTTTCCGCTATCGACATTGTTCAAGAACTTGAGTGAAGTCGAATCCACACCCAATGCCTTGAGCGAGTCGTAGAGAACTCGGAATTCTTTTTCCCCATCGAGGTAGTTTGGACCAACGATCCAGCCTCGCTGAGCTTCGCCGAAGCGGTTCTTCACGAAGGCCGTTACCTCCGCTTCCTTACCCCCAAGCAAAGTTTTACCCCACCGTCTGCCATTCGATACAGCCTTATGCCTTGACCTATCACGGTGGATAACAAGTTGAGCATCATGGGGAGTGTACCCCGATCCCTCAAAGTACTTGTACTTGTCGAGAACTCGACCCTCCTCGGCAGTCTGGGTCATGTCGGGCTCTCACCTAGCCAATTCGCTCGGGATGCTGGGGCTGTTGGATCTTCTCTCGTAGCCGTATAACCTAACCGCAATTTCTCAGCTGCGGTCAGGGCCTCAAGAGGTTTGTCTGGAAGTCCAGTTGGTCCGCTGACAAAACCGAACTCAGACTTGCCGGCGATCACTTCTTCTTCTTTGTTCGCATGGCAGCGCGTCCAGCGGCAGCCGACTTCGCTCGGGCCGATCCTGAGGTCCGGTTGAATGCCTTCTTAGCGGCCTTGCTTGCACCTCGGTGCTTTGCCATCAGTATCTCACAGCCTCTCCTCGTGGAAGGGTAACCACTAGGTAGTTAACACCCTCGACCTTTGTACGCATGTCGCCTTCACTGGGTCCGATATTCCCACCAGGGTGGGTATGCCAAATAATGACATCGGCCCAGAGTTCTTTGTCCCTTACCAAACCATGGATCGTTGCCACGTCAATGGCGAAGGCATTGGTAGGAGTAAGTGCTCGATTCCTGAGCTGAGTCACCCAAGTATCGGGAGGCTTCTCAAGGTCAGGAACGATCACCCCGCAAGCCTCGTTGGGCAGCTCATCGAGTCCTATCTCGATAATGCGAGGGATGACAATGTCAAGGCTTAGTTCCAGTTTCACTGGACTCAGACCTTTCCCACACCCCAACGAGGAAGTCTGTCATGGAGCCAAGCTCCTCAGGAGTGAGGATGCCTTTCTGGATCAAGACTCCCCGTAGTGGCTCATCGTGCCCGAGCGCCCTGACGATATGATCGCGTCGGGTCATCCCTTGCCCGTCAGATGCTTCCGATTCAGTCCCTGGGCGATTGGCAGGTACTGCATTGAGTGATGCGCCCTGAGCATTGAACTCGTGCATGGGTTGAATCTCTTCGTGCCATTGCCTACTCTGGCCGCAAGCGCTGCAAGTCTCGATCATAGTTGCGTCCAAGAGGTGTGAAACAGACTTTGGAGTATCGTCCACTAATGACTACCTTCCCTCGATCATCGGTATGTGTGGAAGTTGGTGCGGTGTAAGGCCGACGACGATAGTCGTCTTTGGGCCTGATGAAATCTCTAGTCGTCTTCTTCGGCCTCGTCGTCATAAACAACCTCGGCTTCCATGACACCGTCCGCAAGGGCCGGCACGACCTGCCCGGGCATTACCATTGCGTGGGCAAGAAGACCCTGAAGTTTGACGCTGATGTCAACTTCAGTGTGCTGCTTCGGCTTCCCAAGGACATGCTCGATCAGGAAGGTGGCGGCAGCGAACTTGGTGGTAGCTGGCACTACTGGCTTGCCGCGTCGATCAACCTCGTCATTATCAAGGATTGAAACGACTACGGCAACGGCCTTATGGGTGGCGGCGTTTGTACCCTCCCGGATGATGTTCCGGAAACGGTTGATTGCTGCTTCGTGTACTTCTGGGGTGACCCAGCTGGGCTTGCGTCCAGAAAAAGTACCGTCATTGCTACGAGGACGCCCACGAGCAAGTTCTTCATCATCCCATTCCTCGATAGGCTTCCAGATTGCCTCGAGCCCTTCTCGCATGAGGGTTTCACCCCGGCGAATCTGGCGACGAGCCCTTGCCCGAGCTTGCTTCTTCTTCTTGTCCTGACTGGGCTGAGGCTTGGTACGAGGAGGCTGCATTTTCGCCCCTCTCCAAGGTTCCCTCACATTGCTCATGTCAAGCTCCATGACATCAGCCATAAGCCGGACCTCCATCGTATGTGCGACGCAGCAAAGCGTAGGGGTTTCGTGAACCAGCACGCTTCAAGGCTTTACCTGCGTTCACTCGGTCAACTGCAGTGGCATCGGGCTTTGCCAGCAGATCCCCTGCAGTCCTTAGATCTGCAAGAAAGTTTTCCATTGGTGTGGCGGCCATGTTATCTCCTGGTGATGTATAAAGCAGCCGGTGTACAATCTGGTTGTTTCAAGGCATCCCCAAGCCGGAAGAAAGCGTAAATTGCAGCCCCAGTCATAGCCAAGACAACTACCAGAGTTAGAACGCAGATGATGATGAACAGCTTCTGGCGTTTCTCCTGCTCATCCATCAAGGCTCCCACACTGAAGGCGGGATCCTAATACCAGCACTGTTTACTTCTGCGTATAACAGGTTCAACTTGCGTTCACATTCTCGATGGATTGCTCGGATGCTTTCCATTTCTTCGTGAGCCTCGGTAATCTGCTTCGACAGAGCATCCTGTCTTTCTTCAGAAGCTCGGTTTTGTCGTAACCAGATTCGGAGGAGCCAGACGATGAGGAAGACAACGATGCTGAACAGCCCCACTATACCTCCAGCTGAGAGGGGCGTGGTCAAATTCATCCACTTATCGGAATGCCCTGATGCCCCAGGCTGCTGCCTTGAAACCCCAACGGAATTCGATCTCTGCCTCATCAGCTGCCATGCAACCCACCAGCATGTCCTGGTTCGGAGCTACTGCAAGGCTAATGGTGGCATCGGGCTTAAGAGCCTCGTGAATACCGTACTTGGCACTCAAGTTCTCGTGGCCGGTGTCCCCATTCGCACCTTGCCAGGTGTGATGAAGCTGTTGTCCATGAATCCAGAACGAGTGCAGCTGGTTTTGCTGCGCGTACCAGATGCGTACAATTCGTACCATGTCATCATCCTCAATTCTTTGGACCCAGGTGTATACCGGAGGTGGAGGTGGAGTTGAAGGGGGTGGTGCACTGAAGTTAATCGGGGGTAAAAGTGCATGAGTAATGCGATAGCGCCCAGTAAATCTACTGAACTGACCAATCTTTAAACCTCCGAGGCCACTTGCTGACTCAACGGTGTGAACATTGTCCCACTTGGCGACGATGTGGCCAGCATCGCCATTGTTGTAACCTCCGATTACGAACCAGGCAAAGGGTGGGGCGTGCAGGATAGCCTCATTGAGACTACCATACCGTCCTCCGCCAGTAATCGACCAAAGTAACATCTCCCGATGTTGATCTGCCCATCGGGCGATACTACCGGAAGACTCAGGGATACCCGCCTCGAATCGACGCATCCCACCTTCGACTGCTGCTCGGATTAAAACACCAGAGCAATCAGACATCCGATAAGGAGAATTTGTCGGGAAGATATGGTTGGGAGTAACTGGTCCATACCGAGTTCCTGCTCCAGCTGCATGATCGTAAGACCACTGACCGATGTAGTGGTTTAGGAAGTCAAGAGCTCTTTGAGAGCTACCACTAGTTGTGGTCACGATAGTCTCCTAAGCTACTGCACGACTTGCATAGTAGAACTGGGCGTAAACCCCATTGAGGTTACCCATGAGGTAAGGTTTGGTTGGCCCAACATACCGGTTAACCCCACCGTTAGGTCGTGCCCACAATCGCCACTCAAAGTCGATGTTGCCCCCCGTCCCAACTTGTGACCGCCAGGAGACTGTAAAGGTTGTCGAGGTTACTGCAATGACTGCGTAGGGAAAACAGCACGCCGTCCCTGTCCCCACTGGGTTGGATGTTGTCGGCGTGATGGTGAACTCAGATTCTGTCGGAGTCCAAGGACAGTTATGGTTGATTGTTATGCTCGTAATGGCAGAACCAGTAGGTGGGTTAACGAGGTTTTGAACACCGTATTCTTTGTACATCTCGAACTGAAACCCCATCCAAAAATCTTCCTGCTGGTTCAACTCAATGAACTGATCTTGCTCAAATGGGCGAGGTACGATTGGCTGGATAACCTGAGGGTTATTAAAAGACTGGTAGGCGAACCCTGTACCTTCGATTAGATCATCGTGAAGCAGGTCGCGTGGGAAAGGTAGCCTTACTCCGAAGGCATCGCCCGTGCCAGCACCGTCCAAGAAGCTCAGGATAGTCTGCATAATGACGACGCCACCAGGAATCAACATATACCGACCATTGCTCTGTCGAGAACCAACCGCGTCATTGCTTCTCGCTAGCTGAGTGGTACCTCCACCAATGGTAAGTCGTCGAACCTCAGGCAGATAGTTTACCCAGTTGCCGTAAAGTCCCCGTATGAGCCCACGATCAATACCACTCATGCCTGCGCCTCGTAGAAGATTTCCATCCCGATCGAATGTCCTGCACCCCACACCCAAGGCCGGTCAGGTGCAACTAACTGAGGAACACTACCATTGCCTCCAGCATCGGTCCAGGGTCGGGCATCAATTCGCCAGGCAAAGGACTGACCGCCGGTGCCGACCGACGACCGCGTACGGATTGTGAACCCGGTCGTGGTGAACGTGTCGACATAGGCCATTTGCCAGTTTGATCCTGATGGCGTGCCGCTCGGTACTAGAGTAATGTCTGCTGCTTGGCACTTATCATTCAACCCGTGTGTAACCGCGACCGAGGTACCCGAAGCTGCGATAGTCGCAGTACCTTGAGCCACATTTCCTGAGTGAAAGAGATGGCAGTACATGTCCTCTTCGCCGTTGAACAGTGTCACGTTCGGGTCAGCGAGAGTTGGGGTGACAGTCTTCTGGTAGGCAGGGTCAGCTGCTGAGCCTTGCCAGAGTTGACCTTGGCCGATGGGGATGTCAGCGCCGGTCGGTAGGATAGATGATTCCGACCAGCGGGCTGCTCGTACTGGAAGACGGAAGTTCATGGCATCGCCCGTGCCGAGCGCAGCACCAGCACCGAACTGGATAAACATCTGACAGATAACAAACCCGAACCTAGTCTGTTGATACCGACCTAGTTGAATAGCATCAGTACCAAGAGTTGTTGGGTCCGTAGCTGCAGTGCCGCCAGCAAACTGCACGTTCTTGATATACGGGTCATACCGTTTCCATGCATCTGCCGTAATACCGGCGAGGAGTCCTCGATTCATTAGGTGAAGTCGGCTCCCACTGCGGTGACGGCGATCTTGGTCGTGTCATTGCCGGTCGTCGTATGTGAAGCCCGCAGACTGTAACCATTCTTCAGGATCAGGTTCGCGTAAGACCGACGAGCCTGCCATGCAGCGACGGTTGTTGATCCAGCCGGTGAAGCGGCAAGGGTGAACTGATCGTATAGGACATACACAGACCCTGTGTAGATAAAGAGGTTCACGATGCCGGCAGCAAGAGTCGCTAAGCCTTGCACGGTGACCTCATAGACCTGGGTACCCGCTGCTGGAGCGGTGATCAACGTCGTCACATTCGTCGGTGCGGTGAACGATGCGTCGAACGCGCCAAGAACCTTGGCGTCCATGTTCGGAGCTGATGCAAATGCTGGATCAGTAGCCATGGTATCCTATCTCAGTTGTTGGCGAGCAAGAATCTTAGCGATGGGTGGAGTACCGGCGACAGCAGTTGCGGTCGTACGGGCAGTGATGCGGCCTTTAGCGTCCACGGTAATGACTGGCACCTGGCTGCCACTGCCGAACGTGCCGGCACTAACTCCACTAGTAGCTAAGGTAGGGTTTGGATAAGTACCGGTCAGATCACCACCTGCTGGCCCTGCGGCGCCTACCCCAATGTTTGTGCCGACGACCAGCCACTTATAAGTCCCGGACCCAAACCCAATTTCCACGCAACGCGCTCGCACATAGTCACTACGGGCAGCGAGAACCACCGTACCATCAACGGTGTTATTCAGCGTTTCCCCGGTTTGAACCCCCACAGTAACTGTGTTTGCGCTCGCATCCATCTTGAAGGCGATTAACTCAAAACCAGCTCGAGCTGCAGTAGCGTTAGGGAATTTCGGGGTGCGAGCAGCACCTGTCGCATCGACTCCGGTGATCCCAAAGGACAGTGTGGCGCCGCTAGTGGTTTCTCCGTATATCGCAGAAGTAGCATCAGTGACAACGCCCATCGTTGCAAGGATTGGCCAAATCTGACCTTCAGCGCCTCCACCCCGAGGCCCTGTAAAACTACCCTGATTAGCCAGGGCAGCTATTGTAGCGGTCAAGGTCCCATCAACGGTAAGGTTCCCATGAACCTTCATGTCCGGACCAATCCACACCATTGGGGTGTATTGAGCCGAGTTAGCTCCAAGGTTGGTCAGTGGGGCAAAGACAAAGAAGGGGTACGTATCGGCGACTGGCGGTCCAGCAACGGAGAACCCGTCGATGACCTTCGCCGTGTTACCTATTGTCTGGTTGAATCGGAAGTTAATGCCAACCACTTGAGCCTGATCGCGTGTGGTAGCTGCAGTACCTCCGGTCTGGCCAACCATACAGACATCGTTCGCACCAGCTACTGCGTTGCAGATCACGTTGGAGAGAGTGACGTTGGCCTGAAGAATCGGATCGGACCATGCACTCAGTTTCAGGGCAATCATGGACTTTGGTCCAGAAGCAGGAGCAGTAATAGCACCATTGCACTCAAGACGGAAGTCAGAGACACCAAGGTTCAGTTGTGACGAAGCATTGGTGGTTGTCCACTGGATAAAGCCCTTGGTAGTGAGACCAGTACCCCATCCATCCCAAGTACCCCCAGCGACGCTGATGTTGTCAGAAACCCCAACTCCCGCATCGAGCATCGAGATTGCGTAGTCACCGTGCTGGTCGAATCGACAGTTATTCCATCGAGCATTGACAGCACCCTTAGAGAGCACGATCACATCCGAGGAGAACCGGACAAATGCGCAGTTGGCAAACTCCAAGTCCCAGTCAAGCCGATCTGCTGAGGAAATTGCGTGGGCAGCCAGAGGTGAAGTACCGTTGCCATCGAACTTCATAAAGTCCATACGGGGTGTAGGCGTTGTTGAACCCGTAGTAGCAATGGTCATCATCGTACCGCCAGCAGATCCTGCCCAGATGAAGGTCGGATAGAATGCTGGGTTAGCCGAAGTACCCTGAGTGCCAAGAATTCGAACACCACGAGGCCAACTAAGAGTAGCGGTGATCTTGTAAGTTCCTGCAGGGAAGATAACTACTCCGCCAACTGCAGCTGCGGCATTCAGGCAGTTTTGGATGGCCGTGACATCATCCGTCGAGCCATTCCCAGTTGCCCCATAGTCCTTGACATTGAACTCAAAGGAGTTAGCCAACTTCAGGAAATCAGCTGAGGTCATCAAGCCGGCGTTTGTACCATCAGCTAGGGGCAGTGTAACATCAGTACCGGTGTCTGACGTTAAGAGTCTGGTCGAAGCTGTGTACCCAAGGTTTGTACCAGCGCCAGTAGCCGGTGTTGACCAAGTACCATCACCACGAAGATACGTTGTCGATGAGGGAGTACCTGTACCGAGGAGTGTCTGAACAGCAGCCAAGTTAGCCATCGTCAAGAAACCTCGACCATAGGCCGTAGTCGCCAATGCGGCGATAGAGGTTAGGTCAGCGTCCAATGGTTGCTTCGCCGCCAGATCTGCGACCAGGGTTGACAACTTCCCAAAGTCAGCCGAGGTCATCAGACCAGCATTTGTGCCGTCTGCCAAGGTCAGGGTCGCATCGGCCCCAGTATCACTCGAGACAACCCTAGTAGCCGCATCATAGGCCAGGTTAGTAGCCCCACCTCCACCTCCTGGAGCCATAGCAGTCCAGCCGATAGGACCTGTACCAGTCTCCTTGACATAGAATGTCGTAGAAGTACCGCCATCCTGCCTGGTCCATGTCGAGCCTACTGGAGCAGTGATAACACCCTCAGGAGTACCCACCCCAAAGAGATCAAACCTACCCCGCAGGACACCCGTTGCAACCCCCTGGAATGGAGTACCGCAGTTATCAATGCGGTTGCCCAGGACCATGCAGTCCATGACCGCCCCAGTACCAGACTCAACACGCAAACCTGTACCAGTACCACCAGCCAAGCCATTAATAACATTATTCGCTACTACTGCCTTCAGTTCTCCAAATGTGCTGGCGATGATACCCAGGATGAACAAGTGTCGGTAATTAGTACCAGCCACCGACTCGTTGCAGGAAATTGTGTTGTTCGCAATCAGGCTGCCTCGGGTGACAGTCAGTTCAACCCTGATACCTGCGTAGAAGCCGGTCGTAGCTGATTGACCGTAGTTGTCGATGTAGTTGTTTGTTACCCGAGTAGAGAATGCGTTTTTGACCCAGATACCGGTTCCACCAAGGCCCGTGCCGGTATATGTGTGGTTGCCTGTGATGTCCCAACCCGCCCCCCGCTGGATGTAGATTCCCTCGAGCAATGCCCCGTTAACAATGTTGTCTCGACAGAAGCCGTCGGTGAGGTTTCCAGCGTTTGTTTGCTCCCAAACATAGATTCCCCGCCCGTTGGGCGTTGTAATCCAGTTCTTCTCCAAGCGGTGCTCAATGTTGTGTCCGCTACCGCCTGCCCATGTCCCATTCTGCGTTTTGTCCGTTACGACGATACCAGAACCACCGGTGTTAAAGACCCGGCAGCCAATCACCCAGGATTGCCACCCGTCGATCAAGATCCCATTAATATCGCTCGTGGGGTTGCCTGCCTTGTTGCCATCGACGCCCAGGTCAAGGATTCTGATCGGGTTATCCACACCGAAGTTATTAATCCAGCCATTACTGACTAAGATTCCGCCGACCGTAGCGGCCTGTAAGTTAGCCCCGTCCTGCTGCTTAATAACTGTCCCGGTGTGGTGTGTACCGATGTACGTCCGGTGTTCTAGGAGCCTCAGGTGCTGAGCTGTCTCATACACAGAAGCAGGAAATATGATGCGAGCACCAACGGGAGAGTTATCTATACAGTTTTGGATTGCCGGTCCATCATCAACGCCAGCGGTACCTGTCGCACCCCACTGGCGGACGTTTAAAATAGCCCCAAAGGCCAGGTTTGACCAAGCCGTAGATAAAGCAGCCACGTCGCTAAAGTTAGCCGCTTTCTTCATCGCCAGGTTGTCCCCAGCGGTTATTGCCCCAGATAGTGCAGTGTCCGCATTAGCTCTTGCTGTCGCCTCAGCAGTATCTGCGTTTGCCCTCGTTGTGGCCTCAGCAGTAATATTCGTCTGCAGTGTGGTATCAGCGTTCCCTCGAGCAGTAGCTTCAGCCGTATCAGCCGCCGCATAATCTGTAGCGACTTCCTGAATGGCCGCCTGGACGTTCGAACTAGCCACTGTCCCTGTAGGGATAAACGATGTACTACTTGCAGTACCTCCACCAACGCCGGCCTCAGCCGCTACCTCCGCAATAGCAGCCTGGACGTTTGTAGCGGCTATCGTACCGCCAGGAACGAATGGGATGTTCGTCGCCCCGAGAATTACGGTCCCCACCTGGCCGTTCACCGAAGTAACAGCTCCTCCGCCGCCACCTCCACCGCCAGCAGGAGCACCAGGATTAGCACTGACAAGCTCAATCTCCACCGGGGTGATTAAAAGCTCTGTTTCAATGATCGCCATTAGCCCACCTGCTCCTCAAAGCGGATCTGGCCCCGCTGAAGTCGCCGAGGAACCCCGTTAAGGACCCCCTCAATCGTATACCATACGCCCGAGATAGTGCCCTCTAGCTCTGCGACAGTAAAATTAGCCGTTAAAAAGCCCGACCCGATCATGCTTTCGTCTAACCCATGGCTAACTATGGGGTTGCCCTCTGGTTCGGCCCTCAGTGTGCATATTCCGCCTGTCCACCCAGCCAAACTATAGTCCGTATGGACCCTAAACGAGACCGGTACTCCCCAATCGACAAGAACATCCACCTGGGGTGCCCTCAAGTCTACTGGATTAGTAAGCATAGATCTCCTTGGCTGTTATGGCGAACCCACCCCAGGGTCCCGAGCCCCCGACCGATAAGGGCAATCTCCCCTGCAACCCTGCCGGGCTAAGGAGGCGGGGAGGAGAGAGGGTATCAGCAAAACCTTTACGGAGTAAGGACTTCGCCGAGACGTGGGCAGCAGCCGTTTTAGCTGTATGGTCAACTGAGCTGGGGGGTCTCAGTCAAGCATAACCCTGGGGTAGAGAGGTGACCGGCTTAAGCTCGCCGGGGATCGGATGGGTGTCTTCACTCGCAAGAGGTCAAACCGGTCACCTTAACAGTATCGCATATCTTGTGCGTCGCGTCAAGGAGCCGCGTACTGTCGGATAACTATGGCACAGCTGACGAAAAGTTCTTGTCCTGATGGTTAGAGAGCGGGCGCACGCGTGCGAGTGAGTTGCTTTAGTTAATGCGATTAGGCAGCAGTGATCATGCAAAGCAATCCTGTTCTCCTCATGCTTCCTCAGCGCTTCTACAGGATTAGCCCCTGCGCTGAATCGCATGATGATCAGTGAGGGAGCAATCACATGCCGGGATAACAAGCCTTATGTTCATGCACAGTTTCTGGGCAAATCCATTGTCCGCAATCACAGATCCAGCGTCCTCTTTGCCGTTCCCTGTTTCTCTGGTTACGGTTCTCCCGTATAGCCCGAGCATAGGCTCTAGAAGCATGAGATTTGGTCATGGTGTCTCCCCTTCCAAGCGATCGAGTTTGTCGAGGGTCAGTGGCTGTTGGTCCTGCGGGATCGTGTAGTGCCCGGCAGGAATGTAAATCTTGCCGTCGAGTGGATCGGCATAGAACGTGACCAGTTCACCCGCCTCGTTGCGGAGCGTATAGCTCGGTCGGTCGGTCATGGTGTCTCCTATCAAGTCGAAGACTGCTTATTGGACTGGTGGATGGTAAGGGAAAGGGTTCTCCATGTCATAGACTTGGTCGAGAAAGGGGGAAGGGTGAAGTTCACGGAAAGACATACACCCACACCCCTTAACATAGCAGTGACCCCTCTCAGGCTTTGTGTCGGGGTCGCCTAGGAGGGGTCGATGGGAGTCTCGAGGGTGTAAGCAATGGTTCTCTTGGCATTGATAGCCTAAGATGCGAACGGGCATGACAATGTTTCTCCTCGGTCGGGTGCAATTGATGAGGGCATCATATCATAGCCCTGTATTGAAGTCAATGATCTTGTTCCGTCTCGTACTGCAGGTTGAATTGTGTGGGGTACCCGGAAAACCCGGATTTTCAGGGGGCATACAGGGATGGAGTCTGGGAAAAGTTCAAACACTTCGACGGAAGAGCCGTCCGGGGCGGAAAATGTCCGCTTCGTGTCGGTATGGGTGGGGGGGGTTGGTTGGGTATGGTTCGTGAGCGATTAGGTCAGCGTGAGCAATTGGTCAGGATTTCGGCATCATCGGAGTCGATGGTGATTTGGGCGGTGTGGGTCGGGCAAAAGCGGAGGATTGAGGCAGAGGCGAAGGCAAGGCGGGTATTGGGGGCGAAGTCATCGGCAGGTATGCAGGCATATGTGCGTGATGGGTGAATTGTCAGGGCAAGGGCATCTTCAGCGCAATGTGAGGATATGGGCGATGTGGGTGCATGGTGCGCATGGTGCGAGGTAGGGCGATTGAGGATCATTGAGGTCATGGTGAGGATGGTCAGGCAGGTGATGGCGAATAGGGCGATTATGGTGCGGGGTGAATAGGTCATGGCATGATCATATCATGCGAGGTCATCGAGGTCAAGGCAGGTGAGGATGATATGGTCGAGGTCATGGGCAGGTGGGGGGGGGGGGGGAGGTCATCGGGCGAGGGCATCGCAAGTCGGGCAATTGGGTCGGGCATGGCGATGGGCGATTAGGTGGAGTAGGGCGATTAGGGCATCGTGGTGGGCGATGGGCGAATCGTAGGCGAGGTCGAGGATTCGGGTCATTGGTCGCATTAGGGGATTAAGGAGGTCAATTGATCGGCAAGGTCGTAATCGTTCGAATCGTAGCAGAATTCGATGATTCGGTGTTGGAGGGCGAATTCATCGTTGTCGGAGTATCGGTCGCAATCGAGGATTAAGGTCAATTCGTCGAGGCAGGAATCGGTATAATAGTCGTAAGGAGCATATTCGGTATGGTCGAGGGAAAAGAGCGAATTGCGTGCGCGGATGATATGGGGATTGTCGTCAAGGTCGGCGGCATCGAAGGGGTCGATGTCATATAGGCGGCATGTGGAAATGTAGGCGTCAAGGGCGAATGAGGGGCGATTAGGTTTGATTGCGGTGAGGAGGGTATCAATTGCAGGGATTTGGGTGATTTGCAGGATGAAAGGCGCATCGGTTGAGGTCATGCATGCATCATATCATGCGAGGTGGGCGAAGTCAAGGTATTTCATCGAATTCCGCATAATGCCTCCTCACGCACAATTGCGTGCGACTCGGACAAAAGGGACATTTCGCCACCTCACGACGAATTCGGACAAGGCACGACAAAGTGCTTGCCCTCGACCCGCATGTCCGAATTGTCCAGCCTTGTGCGTGAGGATCCCATTTGGTCGGTAGGAGGGCAGGTTGGGAAGGTTGGGCGAGGTGGTCCGCAGTTGCCCGAATTGTGCGTTTGGTTGGTGACTTGTCCGAATTGTTCGTTTGGTTGGCAAGTTGTCCGCTTTGGGCGGCCTTGCGTCGATTTCGTCGGCCTTGTGCACCTTCTCCACGCAATGTCCGATTTGAGCGGGCGTTTGTGGCTTTGTCCGATTTCGTCGGACTTGAGAGCGTTTGGGCGATTTCGTCGGCTTTGAGCGATTCCGTCGGAGTTGGGAGCAGTTGCCCGTTTCCGTCGGCTTTGCGGAGGTCGCACGCAATTGTCCGATTTTCTCGTGATTCCACCTGAAATCCCCCCGTTAGGGGGGAAATCAGGCGTTTTGGGTTATTCGGGTGATTCGGTCGATTCGATCGTTTCGGGCGAATCATCAGTTTTGATCGCTTTTGCCGCATTCCATGCGTCAAATCGCTTTTGCAAGGATTTGAGCGATCGCGCATCAATTGCCCAGCGTTGCCCCTTTCCGGGCGATTCGAGGCCTTTATCCTTAATATCCTTGCGCAAGAATTTCCTGAGCGTTTTTGCGTCGGTGCCCCATTCGAGCGCAATATCCTTCGGCGTGCGTGATTGAGCGATAACGGCATCATCCTTCGTGATTGAGCGAATTGGGCGATTTGCCCGAATTCCATGATCATGCGAAATGCGCGATTGCGAATTCCCCGAAATGATCATGCATGCATCATACCATGCATGATCGAATCATGCAAGGGGATAAATCGGACTGTGACCCATGTCACAATCCCTTTTGCGGCATTGCATAATCGCCCCCCGCATGATATGATTCATGCATGAATCAAACGATGCAATCACCCCAAATCACCCAAATCCATCGCATTTTTGCCGAATCGCTCGAAACGAATGATCCGCTCGAAATGCTCGAACTGCTCGAAATGCTCGATGCACCCGAATCCGATCAATTGCCCGAATACGCCGAATTGCTCAAATTGCTCAAAACCTGCGATGCTGCGCAAATCGCCGATCTCTGCCTCAATTACGAAATTTGCCCAATTCACCGATGCGATTATCGAATCTGCATTGACGATCAAATCCATGCATAACGCCTAAATCGCCCATCGACCCCGAATTCGCCCCTACGGGGGCAATTCGGACGTGTCGGGACAATTCGCCACCACCAATCCGCAAATCGGACAAATGCGTGTGTGTCACACAGAAATCGGACATTTTGGAGCGACTCGGACAAATCGGACATTTCGTCAGAAAGCGGACAATCGACTCCGTTCCCCGGACAAATCGGACATTTGCGTGGAATGGGGACGGGAACGAGGTGGGGACCGAACGTTGCAGCTCTCATGGCAGCTCCGACCGGCCGCCGGACACCGAGCTCGGTGGCGTTTCAGCCAGCGCGTGTCAGCGCGTTAGTGCGGAGCGCCGTAGTTGGTCAGCGCGGAGAACACCACGAGGAGACTCAACGCGATGGCGAGGATGAGGAGCGGTAGGTTATCCTTGGTAAGCATGCCTGTATTCTACCACACCTCGCAACCTATGTCAAGGCCGGAACGAACAATTCGGACAGCCGCGGACCGAGGTGCCCCCTCGAGGAACGGTCCCTAATCGACCGGCGAAATGCAATGCGCCTAATGCCCGCATCGCTAGTACGGATCAAACCTGGATCAATCTGGATATCTCTGGTTTGAACCTCGTCGATCATTCGCATCGCGTCAAACAGCAGTCAGGGTTTGCTCTGTCCATGGACATGACACACACAACGAGACCCCCTCGAGAGGGGGCCCCGTCGCAGATCAGGCCTCGACGGTGTCTTCGTTGACCTCGTCGGTGGTGACCTCGGTGGCGTCGTCCTCGACCTCGTCGGTCGCAGCCTGTGCGGCAGCTTCCTCGGCGCGTCGTGCGGCGTCTTCCTTGCGCTTGATCTCCCAAGCATCGAACTGCGTCCGCAGACTCTTCAAGTTCTTCGCGTTGCCGGGAATCGACCAGCGCGATCCCTTCCCGGGGCGGTCATCGACCGGCGTGATCGAACGGAGGAACTTCCGCAGCGTTTTCGGATCTGTTCCGAAATCGACTGCAATCTCCTTGGGGGTGAGCGTCTTCATGGTAGCATCCTTTTCTGTTTATGATCAATCAGGGTGATTGATTCAATGAGGTCATTTTATCTGAACCGGAAACCCAAGTCAAGGCGTGTTCGAACATTGTTTGCCATGTGACTCGGGTCACATTGGATCGTTTTGCCTTGACATCGTTCGAACAGTATGGTATTCGCGCGCACACACGCAATAATAACGATGGATCAAAGTTCAAACCAATCGTTGACAGGGTGCTGACCCTATGGTAGAATTTATTTATCACCCGAACAACCAAGGAGATGCAAATGGTTGCAATGTATAAACTGCTCCGCGCCGAGGGTCTCAACGCGCAAGAATCCCTCGCCATCGTTCTGACCATGCGGTCGATGGGTTCGCGCCTCGTTCAAGACTGATCCCCCGATTCAGTCCCCTCGATCTGAGGGGGCTGAGTCGTGTCCCTATGCACCCCTGTGTTTACTGCGATGCTGGCATCGCGCCCCCCTATACCGGTTTAAACACGCCCCCTGAGTTCGATCTCGAGCCAAACCGTTGACGGTCTGCTATCAAAAGCATTCCGCAGTCAAACCACGATGTTTCGGACGGATCAAACCGTAGGAGAGTCCGGGTAAAATGTCCGGGTTGAGTCGCGGAACGAGTTTGAGCCCAAACACGGGAGCTCCGATAAACTTTTTCCGGAAGAAAACGGTGTGTCTAAACAGCGGGGTTCAACTAGAGGGAGGGATCCCATGCAGAGAGTGCTCTCCCAAACTAGATTACCTGGAGACGGGAGACTCCCCTAAAATTCCCCGTCAAAATCCATCTCATCGAGGTCTTGGATCGTCAGCTCCTTCAAACCCAATTCCCCCATCTCAGTCAGGAACCCCTCAACTCCCCCGTTCCCAACTGTGAACTCCATCTCGGATTCGAACGGTGGAATCATCCAGGTCCCAGAGTCCCCCTGCTCCGCATTATTTCTCGCACAGATGCCGTCAATTCTAGCATCCAGTTCCCTGTTCCGCATCCCTTGGAACGTGACGTAGAATGAATGACTCATGTCGTTTCCAGCTCCCCATCGAATTCCCGTTCGATGACTGAGTCGCCACCTCGCATGTTCCCGGCATATTCCACGTAGTGGCATCCCACACCGATGTTGTCACCCCCGAAAGTGAACGGTTGATCCCCGAACTCGATGTGTTCGATCGATCCGTCTTCCCTGAGCGTTACCCCAGCGTAGACTTCCCCGTTCCAATCGGGGTTATCCATGAATCCCTTCCCGGACTTATTCCCGGCCATGTTTTTACCCTTCCTCGAGTTGATACTTCAGACCGTACTCCCCGAAATCCAGGTGAACCGTCGGGGTAACTCCTGCGTTCAATTCCGCAGCGTTTCTCATAACCTCGAGAACCGCAGTGGGTATCGACGCAGTCTCCCTCGCAGGAATGGGAAGCGTCCAATCATCCCCATTCCCGCATCGAACGGTGAGGGTTTTTCTCCCTCTCCCCTCCGTCATGGGGTGATCATCCGTTCCAGCACCGAGAGAGCGTACCGTCGAAGGAGAAGCATCTTCGTCTCTTCCTCAAGATTGAGGAGAACATCGACATCCCCTGTTTCGACCGCATCCCTTGCGCGTTGTGACGTCAGGAGAATATACTCCTGCAGTTCCTCGTAGAAACCATCGTCATCCATCACTCCCTCGATCGCACCAGCGATCATTTCGAAGAGATAGGTTTCGGAGGCTTCCACCTCCTTTGAAGTTTGCATTCCGGCATCCTTTCTGTTTCCCCGTGCGTTCGCATCGAGGTGATCGGTTTTGATCATGCAGTTATTATCGCATGACCGTAATCCCGCGTCAATAACTTGTTCAAACCTTGTTCCATTTCAATCCTTAGAGATGAAACGGGCAGCGTACCCATCCACGTCCTCGTCCTCGACCGCAGGTCACGCAAAGTTCTTTCTTTCGTGTCGATGTGTCCGATTGTTCGCTTTTGTCTGATCCAGGGAATTTCTCAGCCAGAACGAAGTTAGCGGATTCGTCCGCAGCTCCGATCACCCCACGACGGACGTCCTCGATCAGCGTTCCAAGTCTCCTATCAGCGAGCTCCTTAATCTTCAGAGCGAGCTCGTCAGAAATAGCGAGCGGCATATCTCGATACCTTTTCCCGCCGCCCTTGGCGTTCCCTCGGCCATCACTTCGCACTCCCACACCAGGCTTGACTAATTCACCATTACCATCCCGTAACAGATTACCGTCAGCATCCTTTGGTCTGACAAGCTTTGCCCGACGCCTACCCTCCTTCTCGTCAGTCACCCGTCCCTCATTAACCAACCCCCCACCAGAGCCTGATGGGTCCCATCGCAGAGCTCGATCGAAGAGAGCCCGATACTGCCGGACAAATCCTTCCGGTAGCAGATAAAGAACCTCAAGGCTCATTCTGCCTGAATCCACACCGGCTGCACTCATCAGGTCAGCCATCCTTCGGCGGATTTCACGTTCAACCCTATCGTCAGGTTGCATTGGCATTGGTTCAATATCCCTTCTCGTTTGTTTTAGTTTGTTGACAATATACCCCATACCAATTCCCCTCATTCATTATTACCCCTATATCATAATAACCCCTTCGGGGTATTATTGATATAAGGGGGTGAATTAATTGAAATGGGGATGATGGTTGATAGGGGTGAGGGCCGCAGGTTTGGTTTGTCATTACCTTTTATTCGTTTCCGTTAGTTGAGGCTAAGGTCCAAAGGTTCGGTTGCTTGCCAAATGCGTGATTGGCCCCGGGAATGGCGATCTTCGTGACGAGACCTTTATCGAGGGCTCGAGAGAGCTGGGCGTTGACCGCAACTGCAGACTGACCAGTGAGCTCGGTGATATCCCTCACGGTGGCGTTACCCCCCAGCGATCCCAGAGCTTGCAGCGCTTTGCCCCCTCGAATACCCCCACCTTTGGGGCGCCCGCCTCTTGGGGTTGATTTAGGCATTGCCGCATTCGCAACCTCATCAGCGGTGATGACTGAATTATCGTCGACCTCACCAGGTGAGAGAGCCGCTCCTTCGGCACCAGACAGGTCGATCTTCATAACATGGGGCTCCCAGCGTTTATTCTTAATATTGCCGAGGCGAAAGCTCCCGCCGATGGCGTTTTTGTGCTCAACCTCAACGTGAAGACCACCTTTGTCGTGAGTGAAATACATCGCAGATTCGCTGGCCCCGTGCGTTGCGGCAGATCCAAGCATCATCTGACCACCTCTGATGCCCTCGTTCGAGCCCTTACGCATGTGATGAACAATGACGATGGCCACACCATGTTTGTTGGCTAACAGCTTGAGGGGTTTATAGATCTTAGCGTTCATCGCAGAGGCTTTATTCTCTTCAATTTCTCCGACCATCATCAGCAATGGATCGAGGACTAAGAGAACATACGGCTCAGCAGTATCGGCGTCAGCTCCTTCCCTAATGTACCCCTTAGTCAGTTGGTCATCGAGCCATGACTGCCACCCAGGTTCGCTTAAGACAAAGTCGCGACGGACCATGGCCTTCATTTTTGGCGGAGATTGATTCTCGTCGGGTGGTACCCAGACTACTTGCTCCTCCTCCCGATCATAGATCATGCTGTCAGTCTTTTTACCTAGACGCATGCGCCCGTACCTAAGTTTGATCAGCGACGCACCGTCCTCCTCTTGTATGTAAAGCACCGGCCCCGGTCTTTCCACTCGAAAATGACCGAGAAATGGTGCTCCTGTCGAGATAGATAAAGCGAGATCAAGGGCAGTCCATGACTTCCACGACTTTGGTTGACCCGCAATAAAGCCGACTGTTGCCTGGGGCCAGATATTACGTACCAGCCAGAGAGGCGGTTTTGCGGTATCCATGAGGGTGTCAAAGTCCTCGGGTTCGGGCTTGGCCTCAAGGTCCTGTTCAAGTTCTTGCGTAATCTCCTGAGGTCGTGCCGCAACTGCCTTAGTCGCCTCCGTGAGTAAGCGGTGCATCTCATCACTACGGCCCTCAAACTTATTCCATACTGTCGGGCGTAGGATTGATACGATCTCAGCCGCCGTGCAACCCGTGTCGGCCAGATCCCTTTCAAGTCGCCAGAGTACATCGGAGCGGTCACCACTTGCCTCCCTTGAAGAGATTAACTCACGCACATCGGTGTGGAGCTTAAGACGAACTCGGGCGTAAACCTCGTGGCGGTCGATCTTAGAGATCTCCTCCTCCAGCACCGCCATTTCTATCGGTTGCTCCGACCCCTCGACTGGTGGGAGATCGTCGAATTCGGCAATGTCCCAGATTCGCCGAGAATTCTGCAGCTCTGACGTTCGTAGCAACCGACCGACTGGAGGTTTGCCGTATTTCTTCTTGTAGTCAGGCTTGTGATTAGCCCAGCCTGGGATTCGCATGAGTTGAGTCATGTCCCAGCCTGATCGGTCAGCGCCTAAGTAGTACGTCAGTCGATGATTCTCTGCACCACGATCGGCGATATTTAACCGACGTGCTCCCTCGAGGATCCAGATACCTTGGTATCGACCTGGTGATGACTCCCAGGCGTAAGAGGGTCCGAAGTCATCGAGTTCACGGGGATCAATCTCATCCAGGTCAGCCCAAAGTCCGTGATGATCCATGGCCCACTGCTGTATGCGTCGAGGCTCTTCGAAGATTGTTGGGCACCAGTAGAGATCGTCGTGTTCATGTTTCCCCATGTGCTCAAGAATCTTTGTTCGATCCTCTGGCCAGTGAAAAGCCATGCCCTCATTCCATGATGCAATGCGTTCCTCCTTAGTCTTAGCCCCACCATCGATCCATGGAAAGAAGACGTAACCATCTTGGTCTCCCCATAGCTTCGAGATGATCGACAATTGTTGCTTATGGTCCATGCATTCTCCCCGTTCCAGAACGTGATTGAGTGAATTCACATAATATATCGTCTCCATCTTTACGGCAAATGCGTCATTCCCGTGAACACAGTATGACGAGAATGAAGATATTGACAGGATTATTAGAGTATAATAGCATGATGCCATGACCGAACAAATAACTCTCACCGAGCTGCTAGAGGCTAACCCTGTCTTTGAGAAGTGGATGAGCAAGGTGCCTAGCATCCCAGCCACCACATACATCGAACGACCTTGGCGGTTAGTCATTTTGTCAGGGGGCAGCTGGTACAAGAAGGAGTTCAAGACGTACGAGAAGGGCCTCAAAATATTACGCAGGCACCTGCATGAGTGGGATGACGCGGCTCTTCAATCGAAGGTGATCCCCTTCGCACCGCCTGTCGTTCGCAGGAATGGGCGACGTGAGCGGTATTTCCCGGGAGTACCCGGACAACATCCTGGCCATCTCTGGTGCGCATACTGCCGCCGTCCCACACTGATGGCCCTATTCTCCAGGCATCACATTGTTAGAAGGTGCACCGCCTGGGAACCACGATGCACCGTCTGCGGACATAGAAAGGAGGATCTCCCAAAATGGTAACTGGACCATGGCGGGAGCCAGGAGAAGAGAATCCAGCACTGGGGTGCCTATTAATCTTCATAGGACTCTTAGCATTCTGGGCGTTAGTCGCCTGGCTCATCTACAAGGCAATCAAAGGAGTGACATGAGAGCGAATGGAGCCCTGCGTAGGGGCCTCGGAAACATCCGAGAGAAATTCACGCGCAACAAGTCCAGCGTCATCAAGACGCCTTGGTCGAACGATGTAAAGATCGTGAAGCCCAGGCAAGTGAAGAAGGCTGCTGTTGGACGCACATACGGGCGGTCTCAGCACAAACCTCGCAATCATTCGACGATGCTCACGGTCGATGAGAGGTTGGCGAACTACTACGCCCAATGCCCGGATCGTCCATTGACCCCAGCACAACGCAAGAGGGTGCGCCGGAAGATGAACGCCCGAGCGGGGAGTCGAGGTTGACAGAGCTTCGGCAACATAAGATGGTCCGCCACACCATAACTCCGATGATCTTTATCGAGGTTGCTGGTGAGCCAGTGTTTGCCCCTGACGATGAGGCAGAGATTCGGATAGCTGAGGGCTGTGAGATTTGCCAGATGGAGATCGGCGAAGCCCTTAACTTCCCTAACTGCCCCGGGCCCACGGGAGTAATATGACCGCTCGAACCTTTCCCTCCTATTGGATGACTGAACCTTCAGTACGTCCAGCTTGGTGGGCACACGCCCATTGTCGGAAGGTGGTCGATGTTAAGGTAATGCATCCAAGCAATGTCTCAGAGTTAGATCGGGCATTGGCCGTCTGTGAACAATGTTCGGTAGTCCTGGAGTGCGGAAAGTACGCCCTCGAGACCAAGCAAGAGTATGGGGTGTGGGGTGCCATGAGTGAACGCGACCGACGCCGGATTCTTCGAAAGAAGGCCGGTTTAAAGGTTAGGAACGGGCAGCGATAAGAGCCTTGACATCCGATTGAAGATCAGATAGCATGGCCTTATCGAATTCACCCAACCAAGGAGACACAGTGAACGTCCATGACCTGAACAAAGAGATCCTCGCTTCGGATCTCGATTACGACGATGTCGAGATGATCTACAAAACTCTCGATCTCAAGAAGAAGCGAATCGCTCGTAAGATTGCGGGCACGCTTGAGATCGGGGATCGCATCATCCTGGTCAACGTCCGACCGAAGTATCTCTCTGGCCTGCAAGGGGTCATCCGGGAGTTCGGGCCGAATCGGATCGAAGTCATGCTCGACCGCAAGCCGCAGGGTAACCGGTACGGGCAGATCCTGGGGGTCAAGCCGACCATGGTCGAGAAGCTCCCCGCATGAGGGTCTTTGGTCGATGCCCCTGGTGCAAGCGATTCATACTGCTAGCGTGGTATGAGACCAAGGGGTTTCGCCACTGCTCAAACTGCGGCTTCGCTCTGGAGGAGATCCGATGAAGCTCAGGAAAAAGCTCACACCCAACGAGGAGATAGCAATCTCCCGAAGCAGTATCGAGTATGCCGGGCTGGCTGTTACGGCTTTCGACGAGGCTCAAGCCTTTGCCGTTGCACAAGACCACCAGTCAGCTCAGCTCCATTACGCAGCCTCTACCGCTCTCTCAGGTATGGCTACGTGGCAAGCAATGAGAGAAATGGCTGCCGGCCAAATCGGGCGGGGGTTGTACTAGGTATAAAGTTTTATCTCGCTATTGACAAATGTTGATGGATGAGATAGAATGACATTATCAGATACCGACCGAGGAGAGGCTGATGCCAGCAATGAGTGCCAAAGAGATGGCACGGGAGTTAGGTACCGACGCACGAACGTTCCGTAAGTTCATGCGATCAATCACCCCGAAGGGGGAACAACCCGGCCAAGGCAAACGCTGGGCATTCAAGGGTACGAAGAAGGAGATCGACCGCTTCAGGAAGCAGTTCGAGAACTGGAACGTCCCCCGCATGACAGAAGCTGAAGGCCCTGGTGCCGACGTCGTTGACGACGAAGAGATCGGGCTCGAAGCTATCCAGGAAGAAGAGGATCTCTTAGGAGAGTACATCTTCGATTTGGAGGAAGAATGAAGACTTCGGTCTTCATCGGGGTCCTCTGCACCGGAGGGACGGCATCCCCTCTGTGCCGCCAGGGTGACGGCGAGTGCGAGGGCCCCGATGAACACCGACCAGAAAGGAGCAAAATTACGCGTCACATAACGCCCATGTCCAGGGGAAATGATGACGAGAACGAAGTTTAATCTTCGCCTTGACATTGATTCATCGTTATGGTAGACTGCTAATGCGATCGACCGAATCGAACGCACGACCGAAACAACCACACAACCAAAGGAGTTGCCGTTATGGCGACGAAGACCAAGACCAAAGCCTCCAAGGCTGTCGAAGAGGATCTCGAGCTCGAGGACCTGGACGAAGACGTCGAGGAGACCGAAACATCCGCCAAGGCCAAGAAGGGCACGACTGCGAAGGAGTCCATCACCTTCGGAGTTCCCCACTTGTCCGCTTACCTCACCGAGAAGACGGGCAAGACCGTCACGGGCCGGGAGCTTCGGGCACAGATCCGTCGCATGGCACGTGATGACTCGGGTCGCGTCAACCGGGAGATCACGCAAGACAACCGGTCCCGCTACGACTGGCCCAAAGGGTTGAAGGACCCGGAAGTCAAGGCCATCATCGCTGCTTACGAGGACGGTGAGCCGGAAGTTGCGAAGCAGAAGGCTCTTGCCGACCTCAAGGAGCGGGGCGCCAAGAAGAAGAAGGACAAGGCCGCCAAGGCGGGCAAGACCAAGAAGGCAAAGGTCGTTGAGGCTGACGACGAAGATGACTTCGAGGTTGACGACGACGAGTAATCGCCGGCACTGCTGAAGGGCCCCTCTTCGGAGGGGTTCTTTAGTGTGTGTTTAGCAGGTTGATCCCTGCGTATGCAGAATGCCTTGGCGCATCATTCGATCAATCGCCCCGTGCCCTTCGATTAGGGATTGAATCGGAAGCCTTCTACGATCTCATCGCATTGCTGATCACTCGCATATCGCATCGGCGGGGATTAAATAGAACGAGGGCAATTGACCGGGGTCCGAAGTTGATATATCATACTGCTAAGCAATCAAGCGACCAAGGAGAATCATGCTCTCAGATGAGCGTTTTGCCGTCATCAAGGAATGTGCTCGTACCGGTGAAGCCCCCAAGGATTTCGAGTGGCGGGTACAGGAACTGATTGACGAGATCGACATGCTTCGTCAAGAAAACACCCTGCTAGTCACGAAGGTCGAACAACTTGAAGAACGGGGCTGAAATGATCGAAACCGAAAGCACCGGATGGGTATTGCCCCTCTCGTTGGCGATTGCATTGGCGGTGGTAGTTGTCTGGGGCGTGTATAAATGGTCCTGAATAAAACTCTCATCATCGCACTACCAGGGGTCGGCACTCGTTATCAGCAGGGTGGTCGACCCCTGGGGGGAGCACAAGGGGCACACTTCGCACGCCTATGCGGTGTGGGAGATCATGCGACAGACTTATGGGAGCACTTCGAAATTATCAGCCTCACCCCATTGTCGCAACCTAGGATACCTAGAAATCACCCTCAGGCTGCTGTTCTCTATCGCCAGGCAGCACTGCCCATTCGTGATCGCATGATCTATACGGAGCCTAGGGACGTGATCTTCTTAGGATCACCAGTCTGGCGGGCATTCAATATGTCGTTCAGGATCGAGTACTTCGAGTGGGTTACTTGGTTGGGGTTACACAGAGCCGCCAAGCTCCCATCTCCACACAGCTGGAGTAAGTTCTTTGAACGATATCCAGAGGCGGGTCGTCGGATGACTCGGTTCATGAGGAAGACAGTGAGGGACAATGGTTCGCCGAAGTAGTGGAGCACGCAGAGCAATTAAGATTGAGGAAGCACAGGCTAAGATAGCAGAACACCAAGCTAATCGAACCTGGGCTAAGTACACTAGGTGTACCCTCTGCGGCATGCGTTGTCAGATCAACAACTATGCTGATCACAAGGTAAGGGTCAGTCAGAACAAGGTAGATAAACTATTTGTCTGCCCTTGGTGTAAACCCCGAGGAGGGTTCAAGATCGCTAAGCAGTTCATCGGGGTAGCGTTAATACTCAATGCTAGTACCCATGACCCAGGGAAGCGATGCAGTTGTCCTGAGTGCCAGTCTCGACGATTACTCCACACAAATTTTCCAGCCATCGCTAAACTTTACAACGTCAAAGAGGGACCGAAACCTGTGAAGAAGGGCTAATGAAGAAGGAAACTTACAAGTTCAAGACCAAGCCCTACAAGCACCAAGTCCAAGCACTTCGGAAATTACTCGAGGTGGGTTGGGGTGGAGCTTTGTTGATGGAGCCTAGGACCGGGAAGACTAAGGTCGCCATCGACTGGGTATCCATCCTTCACCAAGCCGGAAGGGTTAATCGAGTTTTAGTCGCAGCTCCTCTCTCGGTGCTCGAGGTATGGGTAGACGAGATACATTCGCACTGCCCGTTTAAATACCGCATCATCTTCTGGGACAAAGAGGGACGGAAAGAAGTACCGCTTCCGCCATGGGGTCACTCAGATATAGTCTTTGTTCTGGTCAACCTCGACGCATTTTCTACTCCGGGACGCATTGTAGGTAAAGATGAGTTCGGTGCGACGATTCGCTCGACGAAGAAAGGCGGACGCTTCGATGTCAAGAATGCACTGAACCGGTGGGCTCCCCAAGCAATGATCGTGGATGAATCTCACCGGATTAAAACTCCCAGTGCACGCAAGACTTCGATGATCCAGCGACTCGGAACCGTCGCCCCATATCGAGCTATCCTCACTGGAACACCCATTACTAAACGCAAGCGGGCGTACGATGTTTACAGTCAGTGGAAATTCCTGAACCCCCATTCTCCCCTGCTGAAGCAACAGTATGGAGAAGATGAAGGTGAACCCCACACTGCTGCTACCTTTAAGGCTGAGTATGGGCGCTGGGTACAGATGGATGGGTACACCAAGTGGATTAACAACAAGAACCTTCGGCGACTTCATAGGTTACTGCATGACGAATCCTTCGCCGTTACTCGGGCAGAGTGTTATGACTTACCCCCTCGTCTCCCCGATCAGATCATTCCAGTCCACCTCACCGGGGAAACCGCAGATGTTTACCGCCAGATGGCTGAGGATATGATTGCCAGACTCAAGTCGGGGGAAATTACAGAAGCTCCGATCGCGTTGGTCCAAGGAATGAGGCTCGCTCAGATAGCCAGCGGGTTAGTGAAGACCACACCACTGAACGGAGAAGAGGGTAAGCTCATCCGCATTGGTACTGACAAACTCGATGTACTGGTGGATCTCCTCGAGGATCTGTATGATAGCGGTGAGAAAGTCGTACTGGGTGCTAGGTTTAGAGCGGATATCTCAGCTATTGTTGAAGCCCATAAGAAGACTCCGCTTAAGGTTCCTATTTACGAATTGCATGGCGGCATACCATCTGCTGAGCGTAAGTCGCAATGGGGTCCTGCAGGGTTTCAGGGGCATAGTGCGCCCTGTGCATTGATCGGGCAGCCTGCTGCCTCGTCTCTGGGGATTGACTTAAGCACTTCTGCGACGATGGTGTGGTATTCGTTGACCAATAGCTGGACTGATTTTACCCAGTTCGAAGACCGGATTGCCCTGGCCAATGTATCAACTTCGTTTAACTACCTTATCGCACAGGGGACTGTCGATGAGTTAATCTATGAGACACTGCAAGGGGATGGTGACTTGGGGAGAGCCATCCTCCAGCAGCCGGATAAATTACTGGGGGTGCTAGACTGATTTTCAGGAACAAGAAGGTTTACAAATGGACGCGGATGATATAGAATGTCATCTTACGACCGAAAGGAAACCATGCTCATAGTCGAAGGACCGGATGGTTCAGGGAAGACATCCCTCATCCGCCGCTTAACTGAAGACCTGAAGTGGGATGTTGCCCCTCGGGTAGTCGACCAAGAAACTCAGAAGATGGTTGATCTGAAGGAATGGACTGAGATCAACTTGGCTCACGGCTTAGTACCAACGATCTTCGATCGTCACCGCATCATCTCGGAACCAATCTATGGTCCAGTGATTCGGCGAAGTCTCGAAGAGGGGTTCGATTCATTAGTCTGGACGACCGCAGCTTTCAACATGCTGGATGCTCTCGACCCCTTCATCATCTGGTGCCTACCTCCTCGATGGGTTGTTGAGCAAAATGTTTGGGAGGACGAGAACAACGTAGTGATCAAGGACGACATCGGTACGATCTACGATCTGTACCACTTCGCTGCTGCTCGATGCCAGTCTTGGAATTGGGTGTGGGATTACACCGCTGACTCTGCTCCAAGAAGTTACGAGAACCTCCTCCGCAGCGTCCGAAGCTGGGGTCGAACGAAAGGACTGCTCCCATCTTAAACGACAAACTGGACGATCTGTTCGCCAACCAGAAGAACCTGATGGACCGGCACAATCCAATTGAGCTGGTGAACGGGGCATCAATTCCACCAGAAGAAGATCGTGGGGCACTTGACGATCGGGTGGTCCAAGCTCGACTGAAAGAGTTGGCTTGGTGCATGACCGAAGAGTTAGCTGAGGCTGTTAACCATTTGAAGAATCGGCCTTGGAAAATGCAAGACCGGCCGACCGATGTCGGGGCTTTTCACGAGGAGATTGCAGACTTCCTTCACTTCTTCCTTGAGTTCTGCATCACTGCCGGGATCAGTGCTGAGTTCTTGTCTGACGAATATGACCGTAAGTTAGAAATCAACCACGAAAGGATTGACGATGGCGTCTGAACTATCTCCGGGAGGGAAGCTCTACCTGGAGTTCATAGTCTGCGCAGTGATCGGTTCCATCGGTTTCACCATCATGGTGTTCATGGTCTGGTGCTGTATCAAAATGCTGAGATCTTTGGGGGTGTCTTTCTAGTGCAGATCCATGAGTCTAAGACCATGACTGATCTTAACCTTCAACTTTGTGAGGGCTTAGTCCTTGCAAAGAAGGGAGATCTGGACATGGTCACTTCAGTGGATGTACAGATCCACAACACAATGAGTCTGGCCGATAGCATGGCCTGGGACTTCGACCTTAAGGATCTCTGGCTTACGAAAAGTCGATGGTCCATGATGGTACGTCAGTACCTCGAGGCCGACGATGTCATCGACTGGCTCGACCGAGCTACGGGTAAGATTGGGATCAAAGGCCGGGGCATTGCTGCCCTTAGGACAAAGGTGGTGAAGCCTCGTGGTGGAGATGAAACTGGCCATACCAACAAAGCTACCCGACGATGGGGTTCTTGTATGTTGGCCGTTACTTACAAGGCTCAACCTCGACCTCAGATCACTTTGTACTCCCGTACTTCTTACCTTGGATATCTCGGGGGCTTGGATCTTACGGTGGCCTGGATGCTCGGGAAATATCTGGCTACGGCGATGGGAGTGGACGTCGAAGACTTCCAGTTCGTTTGGTACAACGAAGCTCTGCAGTACCACAACTTCAAGTCTCTGGCGTTTCTCCTGAACCACCCCGACCCGGAGAAAGCCAAGATGTTTCGCAAGGTTATCCTCAAGGGGAAGACGCCGAAGAAGTTGGGAGTAGAAGATTTCCGCATTTACCCAGCTCTGGCTTTGTCCCGCAAATGGATGCAGAACATGATCAAGCTGGACGACGAAGGCAAGACTCTCGGCGACATGACTTACAACACCTATCGCAGAATCCGTCGCCGCTACCACACCGAAGTGCTGGGTTACGAACGAGCTCAAGAATTTGAGGGCTGGAGCTACTGGAAGAGGGACTTCAAGGATTTCGAGGTTGGAGACGAGAAAGAATTCTTCAAGGCTTACCACCCATTGCCCTCGGTCAAGGCTGCGACGCTTGATCTTTCCCCGATCCGACTCGCTATTGACGGGACTTACGGGGAAGAATATGATGGTGACATCAATGAAGAGGAGGACGACGAGTGACCATTTACTACCGCTCCTATGCGGATGCTGTGTTATTCGAGGCCGTGATCGAGACGATGGAGAAGGATCTGCTCAGTGCGCCTGAGGTTCTTGTAGGCGAATGGCAAGCGATCGTCGATGAGTCGCACCCCGCAGCGAAAACCTGGGAGATTCGCAATGCGCTCTTCGAGATGCCAATCCCCTACAACATCGATCTTCTGCAGGACTACGTCAACCCGAATCTCCCTTGGGCTGAAGATCACTTCCAAGAGCGGGTGGGTGGGAAACCTCTCAACCCTCCTCCGTCAGAAGCGTGGTGGCCATACGCTCGACGTGGGAACACAGAGTTCAAAAATGGGGAAAAATTTTCTCACACTTATCCAGAGAGGATGTGGCCTAAGACTGCAGGGGAGAATAACTATGAGGTTATGTCGGGGATTCGTTATCCCTATGGAGATCTCGGTACCCTGCTTGCTACCCTGGTTACCCGACCCGGTACTCGCCAGGCATATCTCCCGATCTGGTTTCCGGAAGATGGGTATGCCGTATCCATGGGAGCCCGAGTACCTTGTTCTATCGGGTATCACTTCTTGATCCGGGGCAACCAGCTTCATTGCACTTATACTATGCGCTCATGCGACCTGATTCGTCACTTCCGAGATGATGTTTACATGGCAGCTCGACTGACTCAGTGGCTGGCAGTAGAGTTGGAGATCATCCCAGGAGAGTTGACGATGCTGATGAGTTCTCTGCATATCTTTGCTCCTGACCGAATCATGCTTGCCAAGAAGTATCCTCATATCGTTGCAGGGGGAGTGCCACATGCGACATTCGAGGACTGAATCTCTGATGATGATGGCAGAGATCGTCTCTCTTCGAGGTACGTGTTCACGCAAGCAGGTCGGTGTGGTATTCGCTATCGACGGCAGGGTCTTGATGACCGGATACAATGGTGCACCGGCAGGTCTCCCTCACTGCGTGCATAAGGACGACTCCCCCTGCGAGACAGCAGTGCATGCTGAGGCTAATGCGATCGCTTATGCTGCTCGATCCGGGGTTGCACTCAAAGGTGCTCAGGTATACTGTACTACTGCGCCCTGCTTGAATTGCGCCAAACTTCTCGTCAATGCCGGTATCTCAGCTTTCTACTGGGCTGAGCCATACCGCAATAATTCCGGTTCCGATCTTCTAGCTCTGGCGGGTATCCCAGTACACCACCAGGCAAGGCTGCTGGAATTTGTAGAACAGGAAAGATTGAGAGTCATTGACGGGGAAGCGGCAGTCTGATAATATGACTGCCATGAACAAAAAGATCGCTTTAGGGGTTCGCGTCGAGGAATGCGATAGGTGTAAGATGAGCACCGGCGCACGCCAAGTGTGCGTTACCGCTACAGGACCTACGAAAGCGACCGTGCTGGTGGTGGGGAAGATGCCCAACTCCCCGAGATACCAAGCTGCACTCATTGCAGACTTGACCTCAGTTGGCATCGACCCCACCATTTGCGCGTTTACTCAAGCCATCAAGTGTAGGAACTTCGATGTTGATCCGGGCAGAAACGATCTCAAGGCATGTACTCCGTATCTTGACCAGGAGATTGCACTCATTAAACCCGATTGGATTCTTGCTCTCGGGAATGAGGCTCTTACTGCTACCACTGGACATTCTGGCATTATGAAGTATCGGGGTAAGCTCGTGGACAGGGGAGCTTACCAAGTATTTCCGACAGTGTCTCCAGCTGCGGTATCTCGGAATCCAGGGCAACGACCTGCTTACCTTGGTGAGCTTCAGTATTTTGCTGCGCAGGTGAACGGGGTGAAAGCCAAGATACGACCGCCTCATGTCATCATTGTCAATACACCAAAGAAGGTGAAAGCCCTTGCTGCCGCCCTTAACGAAGCTGACCTACTCAGCTACGATGTTGAGACCACCGGAATTGACGAATTCTCAGGTAAAATCGTATCTCTATCCGGAACTATGGTACGTAAAGGTAGAGTCTTCGTTTGGGCCTTACCTCTCTATCACCCTGAGTCTCCATTTCGGAAAAATTGGCGGTCTGTTCTTCGTTATCTCAGTAGCAGTCTTTGTACACCTAGGAAGCTTGTAGCACACAATGGTAAGTTCGATGCTCGGTGGCTCAGGCAATTCGGAGTACCGATCTCAGTTACCTTTGACACTATGCTGGCTTGCCATATCCTCGATGAGAATAGGCAGAAAGGACTCAAGCCGCAAGCAACCTCACGATTGGGTGTGGCAGCCTGGGCGATCAACACCGGGAGTTTGACGGAGACTCCACTCGCAGAGGTGCTCCAGTATAATGCGCTGGATACTTATTACACATACCATATCTATCTTCAACTTCGAGAAGAACTGATCGCCCAGCCTCGACTGCTTAGAGTCTTCCGATTCATTACCACACCAGCGAATGAGTTGCTGATTGATGTTGAACGCGAAGGGATCTGGATTGACCGAGAACGCCTCGCTTCTCGCATTAAGATCGCAGATGATATGCGTGCGAGGATAGATAAGAAACTGATGAAGTGGGTACCTGACCCAGAGGACACCCCGAATTGGCCTACAATGGCTAAGGGGAAACCCGCAGCGGTCAACTTTAACCCCAGTAATTTCGCACGATGGTGGCTCTTCGAATATCTGAAGTTTCCAGTTCTTGAGAGGGGTAAAGTTAAGGACGATGGAAGTCCTGGCAACCCCTCGATGAAGGAAGCAGTTCTGCTAGAACTCAGGGGGTCTCACAAAGTAATAGAGTTACTTCTTGAACGAGCGAAGTGGCAGAAATACTGCAGTTCATTTCTTGGAACTTACGAAGAGATCGCCGACAAGAATGATCGAATCCACACAACCTTCAAGTTGGCAGGTACTGTCACTGGTCGGCTCTCTTCGGGTAAGGCTGACGAAGAGAAAGTTACTGCGAGGCGAGACAGGGGTCGAGGGGTTAATCTTCAGCAGGTGCCAAGAGATCCGTTCATTCGAGGGATGTTCGGTGCACCCCCAGGTCGTGCTTTCGTAGAAGCCGACTTCTCTCAGATTGAATTAAGGATAGCAGCATTCCTCTCTCGTGACCCCACAATGATGCATCTCTACCAGACTGGGCAAGATATCCATCGAGCGACTGCCGCATGGGTACTGGGGGTGCCGGAATCAAAAGTTACTCCCGAAGATAGGAAGAAAGCCAAGGCAGTCAACTTTGGGTTCGTCTATGGTATGGGGGCGCCCAAGTTCGTAACAACCGCATTCGAGAAGTACGAAGTAGTATTTTCGCTCGATGAAGCTAAGGCGATTCGACGGACATTCTTCGAGCAATTCCGTGGTTTGCAGCCCTGGCATGCTAAGCAGCGGCGCCTAGTAGCCCACAATCAGCGAGTCCAATCACCAATCGGACGCATCCGTCATCTGCCAGATATTGAGTCTGAAGATAATGGGGTACGGTCTGAAGCGGAACGCCAAGCGATCAACTCCCCAGTTCAAGGGTTCGGTAGTGACCTATGTCAACTCTCCATGGTCCTCATTGATACGCAAGTGAAGCGGCAACAAATGGATTGCCTGACTATCGGTACAGTCCATGACTCACTTATGTTCGATGTAGCAATCAAGGATCTTCGCCGGGCGATGCCGCTGATCAAGTACACCATGGAGAATCTCCCACTACAACGTCTCTTCGGGCTATCCATCGACGTACCTATCATCTCAGATATCAAGGTGGGTAGGTACTGGGGTGGGGCCAAGGAATTGACGGAAGCACAAGTATGGGACTGGAACGGGGATATTGACATCGAATGAGGGTTCTGATAAGATAGCCATGCTTACCGACCGAGGAAACTAATGCCTGTATATGTGGACCCAGAGTCCCATCTGAGTATTGCTACCCACTCCATGATCAGTGGGTTCCGTACTTGCCATAAGCAGTTCGAGTATAAGTATGTGGATCGACTGAAGCCGAAGCACCTTGGTAAACCTCTGCGTCAGGGAAGCTGGGGTCACTCTCTTCTCGAGGCACACTACGATGGTCGAGACTGGGAGCAGGAACATCAACGGTTGCTGGGCAAGTGGGGCCAGTTATTCGACGAGGAACGCGACAGCATCGGTGATCTTCCCGGTGAGACCAAACGACTGATGCAAAGTTATCTCTGGCACTATAAGAACGAGCACTGGATCGTGCATGAGGTTGAGTATACCATCGAGGTAGAGCTCCCGAATGGCATGATCTACAGGGGCAAGGTTGACCTAATCATCGAGGATCAATTTGGACTATGGATCGTTGACCATAAGTTCAACCGAAAGTTACCGAACACTCAGTACCGCATTCTCGATGCTCAGTCTGCGCTCTACCTATGGGCAGCAATTAAGTCTGGCCTCCCCGTACAAGGGTTTATCTGGAACTATGTACGACGCAAGGCACCGACCATACCGAACGTAGTGTATGCCAACACAGCTCACCCTCGGTTCTCTAAGACCGTAACTGACTTCGATTATCCTACCCTTAACCAAGCCATCAAGGACGCTGGATTTAAGAAGAAGGACTATGCGGATCTCTTAGCTTACCATAAGAGTCTTCGCTTCGTACCCGGTGAGCCGCAACGATCCACATTTTTCCGACGCAATGTGTTGGAGAAGAGCCCAGAGATGCTTGAGGAAGTCGCTAAGGAAGCAGTTCGTACTGCTCGGGCACTTGATAAGTATAAGTTTGGTAAGAGCACTGAGCGAAACCCAGGCAGTCACTGCGAGTTTCGATGCTCTTACGCTCAACTCTGCGCTGCCGAACTCTTTATCTCGAGCGAAGCTACCATGCTTCGACGACAAGGGTTCAGCACTGCAGACCCAATGGATTATTACTACGATGATCCTAAAGACCCAGAAAAGGAGGATTGATGGGTGTAAGGGAAGAAGCTCGCCATCACTTAGTAACGGCATGCGTGAGCTTTGCTGCTAGTCGATTGTGGGATGAGAGTCATCCAGGTGATCCACACATATCGGATGAGCTTGACATGAAGCAAGAAGAGATCGATCGACTGGCCATGATCTTGGCTTGGAGGACTTAATGGCAAGAGCTAAAGAGCCAGACTATCTGGCCCTCGCAGCTAAGAAGGTTGGGCGACCAGCCACACATGCTGCCAAGCAACGGAAGTTGTTGATCTATTCCCGGAACAAGAAAGGGAAGACCTGGCTCAGCGTCAGTGCTGGAATCGAGAAGACCTTGGTCCTCGACCCAGAACATGGCACTGACACCATGGTCAGTAAGAATCCATATGTCTGGCCAATCACCAGGTGGCAGGATATCCAGGAAGCTTGGGGAGCTTTGCGGACGGGGGAGCTTTCCCCTAAGGTCCTGGGTCTTGGTAAAACGGATGTTCCTTTCGAGTATCTCTCAGTCGATGGGTGCACCCGCATGAACAGCATGGCTTTACGCTATGTAATGAGTCAGGAAGAAGAGCGCAACCTTGATCGGAAACCTGGCTTTGTCCAACGAAGCGACTATGGCAAGTCCGGCGAACTGATGAAGCAGATGCTGCTGAACTTCCACTCACTCCCGATGGGTGTGGTATACACTTCTCAGGAGAGGTTGCTTACTGCCAGCAATGGTGACGAGGATAGCGACGACGAGAGTAGTTACTATGTCGCTGACCTTCCCAATGCAGTCCGAGCAGCAGTCTACTCGGTAGTCGATGTCATTGGCCGGCTCTATGTAGTTCGAGTTCCTAAGAAGGGGACTCTGGATGAAATGCTGCCGCAGCGACGCCTTCAGATCGGTATCCACGAGCGATATGATACCGGCGCTAGGAGTGACTTCAAGATGCCGGACGTTGTCAAAAACCCGACTATCCCCAAACTCGAAGCCTTGATGCTTGGGGAATGACGAGAACAGGAGATATTGACCGAGGATCGAAGATAATATAGTATCCATTGCACGACCGACACAAAGGAGCAACATGGCAACTGAAACTCTGGATTTTTCTAACGTCAAAGAGGGCGGGGGAAGGTTCAACAAGAAGCGTCAACCGGAAGGTGACTACAAGGCCAAGATCACAAAGGTCGAGAACGTCACCAAGAAGGACAACAAGAAGAAGAAGATGTGGCTCTTCACGATCTCAGTGAAGACTGGCAGCTATCCTCTGTACTGCGGCTTCGGAGAGAACGAGCTCTGGAAGATTCGCCAACTCTGGGCCGCCGCAGGGGTCAACATCCCGAAGAAACGAGTTCAGCTCGATCCTTCTACGGTGGTGGGCAAGGAAATTGCCGTTACTCTCGAGGACGATGAGTACGACAACAAACAACAGAGCACCATCGCAGCAACCTTCCCGCTCAGCGACCTGGACGGCGACATCGACATGGATGACGACGAGGGCGTTGAGGAGGCACCCAAGAAAAAGAAGAAGAAGAAGGGCAAGAAGGTTGCTCTGGCTGACGAGGACATGGACGAGATCGATATCTCCGACGTCTGATCACCCTACCCATCTGAGTGCCCCGGCATCGCATCTTCCTCCTCGGTCGGTTCGGTGACCGGGGCACTCATCTTTAGGAGGTTCCATGGGACGATATTCTAGTATCGACCAAAACCATCTTCCTCTAGTCCGACAGCTTATGGCTGCTCTTGCGCTAGAGGCTCAACCAGCCAAGAACAATCCCACACATGCCGCTCTGATCGCTGATCGTATCTGGCATAGGTACCGAGATGCCCCGATCAGCCCAGCAACTACTGGTCTGTTGATCAAGGACTTAGTGAACGATGGCCACAAATCCCTACCACCGATAGGAAGGGCGCCCAGAGCATGAAGACTGCAGTTCTTAGTTTCCACGTCCCAGCGGAAGACATCACCTCGCTTATGCAGATGACTGGCGATCTTCAGAAGGAGCTTTACTATCGCTTCGCCCAGCGCCCTAAGGTCCAGGTCATGATCAGCGGGGGCATTACCTATACGCTTGAGCCCTATGACTCTCAGGATAACGCAGCGCACGCTGGGCGAATCCGTAAGGCCATCGACATCATCAAGGCTACCCAAGCCGAACTCCAAAAAGCTAAGGATAACCATCCAACTGCTCGGGTTACCGGGCTGATAGGAGAAACCAATGAACCCCGATAACGACTTCGTAGTTATTCAGCGCCGAGTCGATGGCAAATTCGACTGGGTGAGGATGGACCGAAACACTGGTGACAAAGTAAGTGGATCACTCAACCAAGGCTACGAGAATAAGTCAGCTGCGGTCGATGCGGCTACTACGCTAAATCCTGGTGTTGAGATCATGGAAGAAGATCACGATGGCTCAGGCGGAAGCTAAGCTTTCTCGCAAGATCATGGATGCACTGAGGGCTCGTGGTGCGTTTGTGTGGAAGAATCATGGCAACTCACACATGATGGCTGGACTCCCCGACATCGCCGGTTGCTACCGAGGGTACTTCATTGGTGTGGAAACTAAGATGCCTGGAGGTAGGGTGTCCCCTCGTCAAGAGTTCGTGCACGAGCAGATCGACGCAGCCGGAGGGAAGGTGATCGTGGCTTATTCAGTTCCGCAAGCCCTTTCGCTGTTAACTACGATCGATTCCCTGCTCGGCATGTAATGCATGATTGATCGAAATATCGCATCGAGTCATCCCGTCGATTAGGGACGCAATAGGAACGCTCTCGCTTTAACCTTTGCGCTCGATGCATGATCATTGCGATCGACACACAACACCGCCCGTACCCAGAGATGATGAGCAATTTCTCCAGGTACGGGCGATTGTTGTAGCTGGGACCGAGCTGAAGTTTTTTAGCCCCAGCTCCGATCAAGTCGTGGGATCGTTCTCCCCGACATTGCGGACCGTCTTGAAAACGGTGTCCAAACCCACCGCACCGAACGCAAGAATGATGGCAGCGACGACTACACTGCCGTTGTTCATGGTGTCGAGATTGCGGCCGAAGAACTCTTGCTGAGCTGACCAGTCGGTTGCCTGCATCAGGAACAAACTCCCAATGCTGATCACCACGGCAAGCGGAATCTTCAGCTGAGATGGGATGTTGATGATCTCATTCAGCCACTTCACAATGCCGTAGACCAGGGTCACGGCCAGAAGCGTCACGGGAATATCCATGTTACTCCTAACTGATAACAGCCCAGTCACTTTGACCAAGCCTTGGTACGATGGTCACATAACCCCGGTTAGTAGATATGAGTCTACTTACCGAACCATCGATCGTGTCACCTCCGGTGGGGGCAACGGTGATATTGAAAGTCGAGGCATTCCCTGTGATGTCCTTGACAGTTAAACGAGTAGCTCGTGTTAGATTGGCGATCAAAGGCACCGTGATGGTGTGAACAGCGATACTCGTATCCACACCAACAAACCCATAAGTCAAGAAGGACTCGGCAGGATCAACGATCGAGGTTACTCCAACCGTAATGTTGGTCCCAGTGTGAACTTGATCAACGGTGTCAAGAAGTAAGGCAGTTGTAAACGCAAGTCCACTATCGTCAACCGAACCAAGACGCCTGGTAGTCTCGAGGGTACGTACTCGGTCGAAGAGTTCTTCAAGGTCGTTGTGGAGATTAGTCATCGGACCACCGGCGACGCCAACTCGATGGTTACTTGGTTAGCAGTTGGATCTACTTCCCAACCCATGATCCTCATAAACGCATCTCCTGATTCCGAGAGGGGGTTACCGTCTGCTCCAAGTAACCCTTGAGGGAATCGCTCATCAACAATACGAACTAGAGCTTCATCCCCAGTGATATAAGTTCCGAAGCGAGGGTCACCTAAGAGAGGCACTGTAATCTTCAGATCTTCAAAGCGGTCTGAGACATGATCCAGGTCAGCAAAGGCATGGCCTTGCAAGGTATCCTGTTCAATGATATCCTTGTAGGAGTAGGTGGTCTCAGTTTGGGGGTAACCGGCACTGATGTAGGCCTGGTTAATCGCAGTCGCTGTGATCTGAGCTGGTCCTTCTCCTGACCCGATTGCAGTGGTCTTCATAGCATTGTCTGAAGAATCCTCTGGAAACTCGTACTTAGAAATATTTCCGGGAAAGTCAAACAACAGGTTAGTCTCATCACCGGTTTGACCTCGGAAGGGGTAGTGAAGACTCAGTACTTTCTCAGGCTGATTGAAGACCCCCCACCGGACATCGAAACTAAAGTCAAACCCATCTCGGACATTTGACAGTTGCTTCAGAGCTGACCAGACTTGCTTGAAGTCATAGTTGTGGTAGGTCCGCTTACGAGTACGAGTAGAAGTTTCGCCATTGTCGATTACTCCAATGTCAGCAGCCTTGCCCTTATCTTGCTGGACATCAATGACAATCCCCCGAGCAATATCCATCTGATCGACATTAGTATAGACTCGGTTTGTGTCGATGTACATCCGCTCGTAGAAAGACCCGAACTCATCAGCACTGAGACCTAACTCTTTAGTATCTGAGTTATAAGTTCGACCCCAGATAATCCCACCCCACACCAATTGACCACCGAAGTCGATGAAGACTGCAGTGCGCTCAGGAATTGTTGCTCCAAGAACATCGAGCTTCGCCAGGCGCTCGTCACCCAGGATAACTGCTCCGCTGAAGTTTCCGCTATCCTTGAACTTCGAAGCAAAACGAGGCTTAGAAATAGGAAGCTCGGCAAGGATCCGATTATCCAGAAGACCGTAGAAGAGATACCGAAGTTTATCTGTCTCTAAGTCCTCGGCAATATACTTCGGAGCTGCTCCAGCACCAGGGTCATATGGGACGTGGTCATCGAACAGCTTATGATCGTCGTAGTAACTCAACCCCAGTCCAATCCATCAAGAAATGCGATAAGGTCTTCTGGCTTGCAGTAGATCCCACCATGAACTCCAGCTGGGTCGATCGAGTACCTTACTGTGTGGAGTTTATTTCCCAACTTCTTTTGCTGCGTCGAACCCCCTGTAAAGATATCTTGCTCTCCATAGGAAGCGAACCAGGGAATGTCAAGCATGAAAGCTCTTGAATCCACCATGAGTGAGGGGTCTCGGGTTGTCTTGATCGCATTCCAGGCTGCATCGTTCATCACTCCATCGGGTTCTGCTCCATTACCACCGTAGGCTTGATTGATGTTCTGGTAGAACAACCCCTTACCATCAGCAGGTACCAAGTTAAGTATCTCACCGGCTGTAACTGCAGTAGGCATTGGAGGAGTAACTGACACTTGAGTCGCTGAAGTAAACGCCGTGATGGTTACATTACCGCTATTACGGGGAATGGTCCAACCAACCATGTAGGAACTAAAGCCTCCGGTAGATTTAACTATCGTAGTAGTTCCACCCGCAGCTGCAGTTGCACCCTTCCAGTGCTCTTGGTCAGTTCCTCGATCCCAAGTAAGATCGGTACAAGCATCGATCCCAATAATCCCAGCAACTACCCCAGCACCAAGGCTACGAGCATAGTTCCAAGAAGTAGCTCCTCCCATGGAGAAACAAACGATGGCAATCTTTCCTGGTCGAGCTGCTCCCTTAGTTGCATTCTGAAGGTAAGAACGAGCACTAGCCATCGAAGCAATCCCAGTATCATTTCCCCATTGTCCACCGCTGGGGACTGCCAAGTTGCCATCACCACACCGAGCGCAGATAGCCGCATAACCTGCGCTAACAATGGGACGAAGGACTAGAGAGTCAAACCCAGTATTCTCGTGCATGATGTTCCAGCCCAGACCCCCATAGGGGTGACAGATAATGACTGGACGAGCAGTTCCATTCCGCTTATCCTTACGAGATCGACCCATCACGAAAGGTCGAGGGAGTGTAGCATCATTGCTATCAGTCCGAGTAAGGTCCATGACTTGAGAAGGAACTGGAACTTTAACTACTGAGTTGTTGATGTAGGTTGAGACCGTAGTACTATTACGGACATTCTTCGCTTGGTCAGTAGCACGGGCTACCAAGCTATAACTTCCATTGGGTACTAAGGTACTGTCCCAAGTATAGGTAGCCTGCCCTCCGGGGAAAGGAGGAACTGCTTGTCCTATCTTAATGGCATCGGCAAAGAATTCAACAAGGAGTTGGTCAGTTGGAGTGATGTTATCTGCAACTGAAGCTACAAGAATAACGGAAGACCCAACAATAGCCAATCCATTAGTAGGACTTTGTCCTCCAATAGAAACCCAAGAACAGGTGGGGAGGGTAATGTCAGTGGCACCGTTTTGGACATTGACTATGTAACTAGCAGAAGTACCCACATTCAACGCGAGGTCAGTGCACTTCGCTGTAAGGGTGTGGGATCCATTTGAGACACCAACGGTATTCCAAGTGTAGATAAAACCATACCCACCAGCATTGAAGGCATCAGCTAAGTACACTCCATCGAGGTAGTACTTTACGGTCAGTTGAGTATAATCAGTAATATTGTCTGATGCAGTAGAAGAGAGGAGTACTGAACCACTAACTACTTGATCTGGAATGGGAGGAGATGCTGGCCCAATCACCGCAATGACTACAGTCGGTGGGTCTACATCAGGCATGCCTGAGAGAGCCTGAAATTGCGCCAGAGGTTGAGGCTTAGGAGTCAAGTCAGGGTGATACAAACCGCCATGAGCTGTCCAGACATCGTTGCCTGACGATTGGTCATCTCGAAGGTTATAGTAGATTTTTGGTCCAGCAAAGGAGTAACTGTTCCATTGATTTACTTCGATCCGGAGATGGTCAGCCATGATCTGCTCAGTCCAGGGGTTGAAGTTAGCATAGTTAACATCGCTAAGTTCACCAAACTCTGTATCCCAGATCTTCTTCGTAGCCCATCCTGAGTCTTTGACCTTGATGATGTCATCCCAGAAGCTATAACCATTGGATACACCATTGGCATTAACTCCCCACACCGCAGGGTCACCGACTCCAGGCAGTTTAGTACCTGCGTGCATGAGTTGATTCTCGAAGTCTAACTGGGTAGGCAACCCAGCGGCCGTAGTGTATGCATGGACTGTGTACGCGTTGACGTAAGGAGTACCCGCAGTGGTACCCCCGACGATACCATCCGTAGCATCGAACATGCCCCACC